AGGCACTCATTGATGAAGGGCTTGATCCAACCGTTGCGATGATTCGCATACTCAAGGCCAAAGTGGTGGTAACGGATCGTTCTGGGCAGCCAGTTCTCGACCAGGACGGCAAACACATGATGGTGGACGCCGTGGACAACGACACCAAGCTGCGGGTACTCAATGAGCTACTTAGCTATACACAGCCCAAACTCAAGGCGATTGAGATGAGAGTGTCCGGTCACCTGGAACTTAGCAACGACCAGCTCGATCAGCGACTTCTAGCCCTAATGGCAAAGGCGTTAGCGTGAACCTGGCAGCTTTGAATGAGAGTGAGAAGCGCGAACTATACGAGCGGCTGGGTTGCTGTAGTTTTGCATCGTTTTTCTCCGTAAAAAAATAAAAACTCCTAGTCAAGGAGTCGTAAAAACCTTGGGAACCCGCATGTTTACTTGAGAGGCATGCGTTTTTTGTCAAGATTCTGTCAATACGCAGTCATTTTTTGCTCTTTAGACCTGCGATTGATTTCTTCGTTCCACATACGCTTTGGCGAAACATCCTGTTCAGGAGCTGCTTCGTTTTGCTCTTCGCTTGGCTGCAGCATCTCCATCAATGCCTGGGCTGCTTCACCAATCGAATCGAACTCTTGAGTAGTTGGTTCGCTGGCTTGATCGCCTTCGTCCTCAGTCACTCGAACTGAGCCGTCATCATTAATCTCGATCGTGATGGTTTCCATCGTCACACTCCAGAAACGACAAAGCCGCCCAAAAGGCGGCCATAAAAAAACCGCTTGTTAGGCGGCGACTTAGGAGTTGTGCAGACGCGGGTCTCCTGACAGGAAATTTAACAGAAATGGAATAACACGGTCAAGGGTCAAACGACCATAATATGGGTAGTTGAAAGCTCAGCTTACAAAGTGTTTTAAATAGGCTAATGCCAAAGGGGAACAGGAAATGCTAATTTCAATAAATCTCACTTGGGCCAGGTTTTCGGCAGGTATTGTCATTCTGTTTAGCCTGCTGTTTTTACTGAACTACAACTTGTATGTAATGCCTGATGCTTTGACAGTTACAGCTGGAAGCCTGACCGGTACGTCACTATTTACTTGGCTTGGCTGGAAGCTTACTAAGTTCAAGATGAAAGAAAGAAGCCCTGAATTCAAAATCTTTTTTCTTTCTGTTGTGTCTCTTCTTACCCTCACATCGTCGTTTTCTGGCATTTTGAAGTTGCTGGGTTAATCACATGCGATTCCTAATTACCAAGGCGCTACTTCTTAGCCTTGTCTTTTTAGCTGGCTGTCAGCCAAAAAGCGACGTGGATAAGTGCATAGAAGCCAAGTGGGAGTTGTTTGAGCTATTACAAAAGCAAGCTGTAGAGAACAAAGTGATACTGGATATACCCCTTCCGAAAGAAACCGCATTAGAGATAAAAATGGATCATCGGATGCAATGCCTGCACGGTTCAAAGATTAATTAAAGGTCAAAAATGTTTAACGTATTTGATTACTCAGAAGTCCATAAAAATCCATTGCTAGCCTCTGAATTTATAAAAATTGTTCCAGCTTTTGAACTTGTAAAACACGTTCTTGAGACAAAAGACAATGAAAAATACAACAAAATCCTAAATAACAAAGCAATCAAAGACGGCATCTTAAATTCCGATCGCGACGACTTAAAACTTGTTTTGGCAACGTATGGAGATATTCTTGAACTCTGGGATTCAAAAAACTTCATTAAGTTGTATGAAAAAGGGATAAGTTTTAAGGCGGCACTATTCAGCAACTCAACAATAGACTGGTACAAGCTAGAGGATGTCGACAGAATTGAGATATTGCATAAAACCATCCTGGCTGATATTGGAGATGATACGAACAGGGAATTGCTATTCACCATCGTAAATAACCCGCGAATGGATCGAAAAGTAATAGCAAACGCAATGCTTGGCAAAGATGGCTTTGATGCCCTACCTATGACTACTCGATTAGCAATAGCGGCCAAAGCAATTAAAGTTCAGCCGATTGAAGCTGAGTATTGGCCAGGCAAAGACTCGCCAGATACACATGAGCTATATTTTTCAAATGTGAACGAAGCTTTTTTGCCGATGGTTAAAGATGCAAAAAATGCAATGGAGACCGATGAATTCGGAATCTTTCTAAATCATTTGCATTGGGAACTTCCTTATGCTGGACTGGACATCAACTCTGACCATTGGCTAAGTCCAGATGAAATCGCAGAACTAGAAGAAAAGTATTCATCGCTGGAGTTCATTGATAAGTACTACAAAGTTAAGAGGGTTGCACTTCTGAGAGTTTTTGATTTTTTTGCTGACTGGTATGCCGCTGATGAAGGATACCCTCAGACAACGAAACAGCTTAGTCGCGCAGGCGTTGCAATACTAGCAGTGACCTCTTTGCTCCGAAATTACTGGGTAAAGGATGATGTTCGTGAGATAGCAAATAATTTGCTGAAATCTCCGTCTTTGATTATTAGAGCTGCAGGCTACGCAACAATCTTCAACAACATTACAGTTGAAAGAGAATCTGAAAAAGTAACTGAATTTTTTAGACTGTACCCAGACAACACTCTCGATAAATGGATTGGTATAACTAGTATTTCAGCATTTTGGCTTAGCGATGGCTATGGATCAAATGGGCGGGTTATCGCACAGCATATGAAAGCCAGTGGCTATATCGAGAAAATAAATACTGCACGAGATGACATGTACAAATACTTATTTTTACATTCGTTCAGTGAAAATTTAGAAAAGCACAACTCTTTGGCTAAGGTGGATTTATTGAACTCAAAATCCGAAGTGCCAGAGTTGGTTACAAACGCTTTCACAAATGAAGAAGCCAAAATTGATTCTCAAAAGCCAGAGAAAAGTTTTTTACAAAAGCTTTTTGACTAATTTAGAACTCCTGTAACCTTAATTGCGTCACGGGAAGCAACCCAGCTAACCAATGCCACTTGTAACGTGCTTTACGAACAGTTGTTTGTTGGAGCAGTCGCGGCGTTGAAATGCTGCTTGTGTTTGGTGGGCTATATGACGCTAGCTTGCAAGTATTTAACAGCTTGTAGGGCTCAATAGCTTGCTTTTGGGTGACGGTAAAAATAGAATAAAAAAATTTAATTGGAGGTACTATGGCTATGCAAGCTAAAAAGAAATGGTATGAAAAGTTATTTGAGCTGGCTATCTTATTTGGATTAGTAGGGGTTGCATATTTCATCCTTAAGAACTCAGAGCTTGGAAGCATTAGCTTTTATATTTTCTTGGCATTTGGATTTGCATTTCTTTATAACAATGTTGAAAACTTAAAGTTTGATTTGAAACATTTGACTACAAATGTTGAAGATAATTTTGGCCAAACATTTGATTCATTGCAAAGAAAGTATGATTCAATTGAAAGCTTACAAAGTCAATTATTAGATCTTAAGTCAGCTAACGAAAAAATGCTTAGCCAGATTGATGAGTTGAAATTTGAAATTCAAAGAAATAAGTAGCAGCATTACTTAATTTAATGCTTAAGGGTAAATCAATTTAACTTTTTTTGAGAGTAATTATGGAACAACCCTTTATTTACGAAAGTCTCAATAAGCTAAACAGTAATGAAATTGTTGAACGAATAAAGATGGGCCACTATTCAGATGAAGCCAAAGCAATCGCAATCTCTATTTTGAACGAAAGAAATATTCCTGTTCCCACTTTTGATGAAAACTACTCTTCCCCAAAAATATCATTTTATAAAAGTCATCCTATCTGGTTTTGGACTTTCTTCAGTGTTGGTATCACTATAGTTACTAGATTAATTCAAAAAATTGTGAATTCGTTTTGACAAAGCAATAGTATTGAAGTGCATTGAACCTCATTGATACTCTACTAAATTGTCAAATTCAAATAATTAACAAACGACTTTCGGTGCAGATGCTTTGTTGTATGAATGGGGAGATAGTGCAGCTAACAATGTCCAATCCGTCTTTGTCTTTGTATCCCACTTCTTTTGTTATGAAAATCTGCGCTGACTAAGTTTAAAAATCCAACTCTGCAACCAGCTTCTTCATTACAGCCCCAGCTACTTCCCTCTCCATACGAGAGATGGTCACTTCTAGCCATTCCGACGCGTCGCCAGTATGCACAAAAGGCGCTTTCCCGGCGCCCCGGCAATGCAGGCAGATTTGGTCACTTAGAACCGGTGCTCCGGGAATGACGTCGTAACCCCTACCGACACAAGGCTTACAGACATCGTCAACATAGTGTTTAACAGCGTTGAAGGCTAGGAGCATTGCATCTGTGTATTTGACATTTCGCTTAGCCAGCATCTCAGCCAGTGACGTGACAACCTTAGAGAACTCAGCCACATCACCCGCATACTTCAATCTCCATAGGCTGACACCTATCGGGTTGGACTGCCCAACCATCCCGGTTGCTCTAACAATATCGATGTCACCAAACTCACCGTTAGCTGACTCTGCCAAGTTGCTCGAGGTCTGGCTGCGAACCATTCTTTCTTTTGTAGTCATGCAAACTCCTTTTTGACTGCATCCAAAAGCGCTTGCTGCATGTCACCTTTGGTCGCAAGCACTTCCATAATTTGTTCATCAATCGTGTCGATGGCTACCAGGTGGTGAACCACAACCCCACTCTTTTGTCCTGTCCTGTGCAGTCTGGCGTTTGCTTGTTCATACAAGTCCAGGCTGAAAGGCAATCCAAACCAGACAATCACATTGCCACCAACTTGAAGGCCGTCAACGCCGTGACCACCAGAAGCTGGGTGCATCAACAAAAGAGGCACTAAACCTTTTTGCCAAGATTTCAAAGATGGTTCACCATCAAAAACTAAGGCTTCGGGAAATCGCTCCAAGATTCGCGCCTGGTCATGTTGAAAGCTGGTTAAGCAGAGAACTGGCTCTCCCTGGTCAACAATTTCTTCCAAGGCATCAAGCTTTGCATCGTGAATGTGTCGAACTACTCTGCTCTCGTTGTAGACCGCTCCATTTGCCATTTGTGCCAGCTTGCCTGCCAGTACCCCGGCCGATACCGCAACAATGTCCTCAACCACCATTTCTTCTTTCATCTTTTCGTATTCGGTCATGTCAAAGCTAACCGTAACCACGTTATCAATCCGATCTGGCAAAACGATGTCGCTTTCGACGCTGAGCATGATGTCAGCCAAGGCTTCATGGATTTCTTTCGCTGCACCTGCTTTCAACGCCCAGGAGTAAACGACGTGTCCGTTTCGCTTATCCGGAACAAACCACTTGTCGCGATACGCAGTAAGTGACCGGCCAAGACGTTTTCCCCAATCGAGCATGCTGATCTGTGGCCAAAGTTCAAGCAATGAGTTTGGTGCCGGTGTTCCACTCAAGATATACAACCTCTTAATCTTGTCCCGAACACTTTTAAGCGACTTCCAGCTTTTGCTGGATCGATCTTTAAAACCCCTGTTCTCATCGATCACCACACAGTCAAACGGCCAACTCGGCAGCTCTTGCACCAACCAACTGAAGTTTTCACGGTTGATGACGTAGATATCCGCTTCGGCAGCCAAAGCTTTTTTTCTGGCTGCGGGGTTACCAAGCAATCTCTGAATTCGAAGCTGCTTGGTCTGATTCCACTTTGCAGCCTCGGTATGCCAAACCAGCTCAGCTACCCGCTTTGGCGCAACAACCAAAGTCTTTTGAGCCTTCATAGCCTGAAGCGCAAGCAAAGTAATCACTGTTTTTCCAGCGCCCATCCTGAGCGCCAATAGATGTGCTGGCTTATCAACCATTCGTTTTACTGCCAAGCTCTGATATGGCCTAGGTGAGAAATTCATCAACTGCCTCCTTTGAATCAAGCCAAGCTGCTCGGCAGCCCAACTGTTTTAAAACTTCCAAGGTGTGAAGTTGCAACTTGGACGGTTTAGCGCCTGGCCGCTTAACCTCCACAAAAAAAACTTCACCTTGGGGTAACACGCCAATTCGGTCTGGCACACCGGCATGGCCGGGACTGACCCACTTAAAACACTGACCCCCCATCGCTTTGACCCGTTTAACCAAATACCTCTCAACATCAATTTCCTGACAACCTGACATGTCAAGCGCCTTTTAAGTCGTCAACATATGTATTTTTTTCTTTTGAAAAAAAGTTACTACATGTGAGCAACCCGTAAAACTTGTCAGGCTTGTCAGGAAATACACATTTCTCCTATGAAAAGGTGCTCTGACAAGTTGCCTGACAAGTTGAGTTCCTGACAAGTTAGACCCCTAAGAAATCCATGCCGGTGGTTGAATCAAGCAACTTGACCGCTTCATCTACTGACAAGTCCTCACCTTGAAGCGTCCAGACTCGACATGCTTCACCGTTCCACCACCGTCTTGTCAGGAATCTGAACCCCTTGGCCGTCAACATTCGGTTAACTCGAGTGGTTTGAAATGGCTCATCGGTCTTAGCTCGAAGTGCTCTTGAGAGGTGCTGTGATGAAACAACTTGTTTATGAACGCCAACAGCACCACTCTCAATCAACTCCTCAGCCAAGATGTCCAACTCAGACTTCGACATCTCAACTACGGTGTCTTTTGTGGAAGTGTGTGGAGCACGTCCATCGGCTTTGAACTCGTCATGCAACGCAAGGCTCAAGAACCATTGACGCAGTGCGCCTGCATTGTTTTGAATCGCAAGGAAAAGCTTTTTGTAGTAACCCTCATCGGTCAAGCGCTTAACTTCGGCAAGCCCAATGGATGAGCTTATGAACATGAACCGCCGGTCTTCGTCTTCAACCGGAGCACCATCCAAGTAGTTTGAAAGCACCAAATAGTTCGTTGAATTCGGCGCCACGTAACTGGGTTTGCCCTTGGGGTGAATTTCAACTTCGGTGTTTGTGATGAAAGGCTTCAAACGGTTCATCACGTCAAACCGGTTGTGGCCGTGCTGCTTCATCTCTTCAATCGTTGTCAGGGCGTAGCCCATCGCCCAATCGGTAAAGTTGCTCTCAAGGGTCGATCCATTTAGCGAGCGCACGTTTTGGCCACCCATGCAGTGACCAAGCAGCTCACCAAAAAAAGACTTACCGTCACCAGGGGGTCCATGCAGGTATGGAGTCCAGCGAATTTTTACGCCCGGGCGCTGCACGTTATGCGCAACCCAGGACATAAAGATACCCCTCTCCCGTTCATTTTTGATGTACTTTGCAAAATGGGTTTTGACAAGCTCAATAGCTTCTAAGTTTTCTGCACTGAGCTGCGCAGGCATCTCTGGCTCAGAGCCAACGCGGTACAGATTGACCCAAAGCTTGCCAAACATAGTGAACATTGAGCCGCAAGCTGGCATATAGGCTTTGTGCGCGACCACTGGAATGCGCCACTCCTCAAGCGCAAACAAATCGGCTTGTTCGCGGTCGCCAAAGAAGTTCGTTGGCATATTGCGGTTGAACATGCTCTTGAAACCCTTGCTGGTAACTTCTTGCTTGGATTCAAGGTTAAGGAACTTATCAACGTCCGTCACATACACCCAAGGCTTTACCCAACCAGGTGCGTTTGATGAACCACCCGATGGCACGACTTGTGAATTCACACCAAGCAACTCACGAACTGTTTTGGTTGGAAGCTTTGCGCCTGTTAGCGCCTTATGTTTTACGTTCCAAGTTGCCACCAATATTTCTTTTTGGTTTACATCTAAAAGCTTATCCTGGCTGATGACCTTGGCAACCTTGGTGCGAAGCGCCATGTCATCCGCGCAGTCATCAATAAGCTTTTTTGCGGCTTCAACAGCACCCCTCTTTTGTTGCTCTAGTGCTTCTTCGCGCGCGCTCTTAGTTGTCTTGATAATCCAACCAAGCGTTACAACCCCAGTGGTTTTTTTGCTTTTGAAAGATTTCCACTTCTTATCTTCGTAATCACGGTTTGGATTTTTCTTAGGTGACTGAGCAAACATCTCATGCCAAATCTCCAAACCTTCGTCATCACCATCGAACTGGTGATGCAACGCTTGGCCAACTTTGAGCCAGTCGTTGTAGTGCATGGACAGCTCGAGGTATGGCGCGATCTCGTCTCTAATGCGGTCTGCGTCCCAGCCTTCGATTGGAGCTTTGAGATTAAGCAGATCATCGACAGTGCTATCGACTGATTCATTCTTAGCACCAGTCAACTCAACAAGCCAACCAACGTCTTGCTCAAATATCGGTAGCGCGTTGTGACCATTCAAGCTGTGACCCGTGACCGTGAAAAATCTGCCAGTGTTATGTTTGTACAGCTCGATGTCGATTTGCGTATCTTGCTCACCCAAGGTGTCTTTGATCCCCTTTTTCTGCGTTGATGCAGCCAGGTTGGAAATCGTGAAAAGCTTGATGCCCGTACCAGACGGGCTAACCTCGGCGTAGCCATCAACTTGCGCCAAAGTTTTGTTGGCTAGTTCAGTGAGTGCCCCAGTGGCCGTATCACGGCAATCATCAAGATCAATGCCATCGATGTTTTCTGTGAGCACAATGCCAATACCGTAATCAGGATTGAGCATTGCGAAATCCCAAACCTCATCAAAGCTAGCCCAGGTCTTTGGGTCACTGGTCGACGCTCTTTTGATGCTCGTTGTGAAAGGCATCTTTTTCCAGACACCATCTTCAAAGATGTAGCCCCATAAAACCCAGTGTGGGTGGGCACGAATGTCGTCGGGTATGCCTCCGAAATTAACCGGCAAGGCGTGAGGACGGGCGATCATGTTTGACTCGCTGCGTCAGCGATTGCGCCAAGCTCATTGGCGATAGATCGATTACTTTCGGCAATATCAAGCATTGCTTTACGAATGCCGTTGAGGGCATCGTTCAAAATCAATGCGGAAATAATTTCGGGGTTGTTACTAACAATTTGCGCATCTTCAAGAAGATCACGCAGATACTCACTTCGAGCAATAGCCATGATGAAAAGTCCAAAAACAGCACCGCGAACCGCGCGACTCGGTTAGTGTTTTATCGGATTAACGGGGTTGAGCAGTTTTAAAATTGCAGCCTGGACATGCTGCTGGAACGCTGTGACGGCGTTCGAGTCGGCCCTAAGAGTGATGACGTAACTGTTGTCATCAAAACTCATAGTCCCACCTTGTCCAAGAAATTCCAAATCTTCCATTGACAGGCTGATTGGTATTTCTTTCACCTAAACCCACTCCAGTCCAAATCTGGACGAAGTGCTTCTGGGCCAATGTTGAGTCCCTTTTCTTTCGCCATTCGTAATAAGCTGGGTATCCGGTCCATTGGAATCCCGCGGCTTTTCCAGCCGGAAATAGCTTGGGGCTTGACCCCCAAACGCCGACCAATTAGGCTCGGGCCGCCCAGTTTTGAAAGAATTTGGTGCTCAGTCATGCCCTTAACTTTAGTGGATTTACAACAAATATTCAAATATTTACGGCAAAAAACACTTTACAGTACTTTTCACGACTTATACTTCTACTCTATTCCACTTTTACAGACAACTGATGCCTAAGTTAATCAATCTGGCAGGGAAAATCAAAGACACTAGGAAGCGACTGGGGATGACTCAAAAACAATTTATTTTTGAAGTCAGCAATAAGCTTTACCTGAGCACAACATTGAACGAGTCACTTGCCTCTCAGTGGGAATCAAACCTTAAAAACCGGGCTAAGCCCACCGATGAACAGCTTGCTGCAATCGCACAACTAACAAGCCGGCCATGGGAAACAATGTGGTGGTTTATGCGGGACGACATTGACCAAAAACGCGGGTACGAGCTTTACCCAAATGGTAAATTCACCATAGCACCCCCCGACCTTACTCCTGATCAAGAAGAAGAACTCCTCGCTCAATTAGCTGCCGAGAATCGAGCTGCGTACAGCGAACCAATCGCCAAAGAATTAACCTGTTGGTTGAAAGAACCAAGCACAATGTGGTCGCTTTACCACCCACCAGAACCAAAACCCATAGTCCCTGTGGAAAGGGCTTTGGGCATCGCGGGTCTGCTCCCTGGCACTCCATGCAAACATTGCGGATATAAAAATCAACAAATTGCAATTGCTTGTGGCAGTTGCGGCGCCGCAATCGACGCAACAGGCATTCGTGGCGGGCTTCTTTCAGACACCAAACCTACCAACGATCAGGGGTCAAGTGATTCTTTAGAAAAAGCCGTTAGCGACTTAAACAAAGATCAAAAAACGCTTTTAAAACGTGGCGGCTTAGTTGTTTCACGCGGCCCAGTGGCTAGTGAATTTGTGGAATTCCCAGCTTTACCTCCTTCACGACCACAAACAAGTGAGCATGATTTTTCAGTGGATGCTGAATTAGAAAATATTAAAAATTTTTGGTCAGCAATAAAGTTTTTTGCAAACAACGATCATTACTTATCTACAGAGCACTTTAACCAAAGAATTCAAACGGGCGCACTATCCCAGTACGTACACTTCTTTGATGGTGACCGAGCAATACAGGTTGTAAGTATTGACCGAACCAGCGAGATACGAAAACTCCGAAAAACATTGCAAACCAGAATGATGGAGCTTTGCTTCATTGATAGGATGAAAAAAAGGACCTCCAAGAAACTGATCCTGGTGAGCACCTATGAAAAAGGTTTAAAGCTACACCGCTTAGAAGAGCACCTCGCTGAATTGATCCACAGCTCAGAACTTTTAGGGGTTCAAGTTCAGTTTGCCAGCGGGCCACTTGAGGTAGCTGAGAAAATTGCGTCGTTCGGGACGCAAAAGGCATCTGAAGAATAAACACCCGTTTAAACAAACTACAGCCCACGGCGAAAACCGTGGGTTTTTTTACGTCCTTTTGTATTCAAAATAGGGTAAAAAAACATAAATACCCTACCTGTAGCGTGTTGTAAGCAAATATTTCGGCTGTAGAATTTCTACTGTGGTGCCGTTAACAGTAGTAACAGTAGAGAGTCTCTGACCTAACGAATCCGCCGCCACGTAACTGGCGCAAGCCGAAAACTTTAACACAGGAGAAACCGTGAATACCATATCGATCCAAATCCAACCCCAGCATACAGCCGAGCTTCTTGCCCTGCTGCAGCGCTGGAATAGCGCTGCCCCAGTCTCCACTGAGGTCAGCAGCCCCGCTCCTAGTGAGCCGACCATATCCCTTGAAACCATTCGCCAAGAACTAACCAAGGTTAGCCAGGCCGGCAAGGCCAGCCAAGTCAAACAACTCTTGACTGAATTCGGGGCACGCAACGTCAAAGAAATCAAGCCTGCAGATTTTGCAGCCGTTCTTGAAAAAGCTGGAGCACTGTAATGACTATTGCCCGCATTCAAATTCAAGACACACCAACTGGTGTCCGTTTCGCCGGTCAACTGGATTACCCATCAAGCCAGCACACCTCACCTGCTGAACAAATCGCTGCTTACCTAGCAGCAAACCAAGAAGCTATTGCCCGTCAATCGTGGCAATGGTTCGCCGCTCAAAACGTCGCTTTTAAAACCGTAAATCAGGAGTAACCCATGACACCACAAGAAATCGTGACCCAAGCAAATGAAATTGCAATCTCAACTTTGAAAAAAACTGGCTGCACTTACAAAATCGTTGACCGCTTCGGTGGTGTGCATTTAAGTAAATCTGCGATCACTCGTCCTAAGGTCTATGACTGGTCAGATTTAAAAATTTCAGAACGAGTTCGAGCAGCTTCACCAGGAGATCAAATTGTTTTAGAAGCCAAGGGCCGACCACTTAAAGGTTTAAGTTCAGTCGCAAGCGGTAAGACAAACAAAGTTCTTGGTAACGGCAAACACCGCGTCACTCAGGATCAGTCAACTCAAACCGTAACTATTACTGTTTTGGGTAAGCGCGAAATCGCAGGTCTTGATAAAGCATTGGCCGAATTGGAAATGTGACGTGCGAAAAAAATCCCTGACCAATCGAATTGCTGGATCAATGCCTCAAATCTTTAAATCAATGGAAGGAGTGTCGGCAGTGACTGACCGTGATCTATTCGCGCTTGCAGCAATGCATGCGTTTTTAACTAATTCAACTTGTTTGAACTATGTCGATGATAAATATGGACAGTGCTTCATGCTTGCTGTTGAGCAAGGTCAAGGTACAAAAATTGGTTTAGAAGATGGGGCTGGGGAAGAGTACCACTGGAGCCGTTATTGGGCTGACCAGGCATATCAGATGGCAGATGAAATGGTAAGGCAGGGCAAGCTATGAGCGCTCACGCCAAACTCTCTGCCTCTGGTTCTGATCGCTGGAAAAACTGCACTCGGAGCATTGCATTCGAGGCGCAGTTCCCAGAGTCACCAAACACTTCGCACTCTGAGCGTGGAAGTTTTGGACATTGCATTTTTGAAAATGAACTTAACACCTATTTAGGTCAAAAAGTAAAAGACTTGCCTCAGGAGCTGCTGCATTACGACACACCAGAGCTACGTGAGCAAGTAAAAGTTGCGGTTCAATTTTGTATTGAGCTTATAAAGAAAGTTCAAGCGGAAACAAGTTCTGCAACCGTATCAGTTGAACAAAGAGTTGATTTTTCAAGATGGGTACCCGAAGGGTTTGGTACTGCTGATTTGCTAATCATTGCAGATGGCACAGCCTATGTTATTGATCTAAAACTTGGACAAGGTATACGCGTTGTTGCTCAGGACAATAGCCAGTTAAGGCTTTATAGCGTTGGTGTTTTAAATACCTTTGGCAGCCTTTTTGAAATTGATCAAATCGAAATGATCATTGTCCAGCCGCCCCTGAATAACATCAGCCGCGAAACATTAAGGACCCAAGAGCTTCTCACATGGGTTGAAACCGAAATTGAACCTAAAGCAAAACTGGCTTGGGCCGGTGAAGGTGAGTTCGTACCAGGCGACCATTGTCGGTGGTGCAAAGGTAAGGCTCAGTGCCCTACCCGCAATGAATCAAATCTCGCAATAGTTCGACATGATTTTGCAGAACCCGCATCAATGAGCGATTCTGATATCGCTGAGGTACTTACCAAGGCACAACAACTTTACGGTTGGGTTCGTGACTTGGAAGATTTCGCTTACTTACAAGCAATGGCCGGACGCAAATGGCCAGGCTTCAAGTTAGTCGAGGCCCGTGGCAGTCGCAAATTTACAGACGTAACAGCTGCTGCACAAGCGCTTATTGATGCTGGCATTTCTGAAAGTGAAGTGTTTGAGCGCAACTTGCGTTCACTCACTGGACTTGAGTCAAAGCTAGGCAAGAACAAGTTTGCCCAAATCCTTGGCGACCTGGTCGCTAAGTCTCCCGGCAAACCAACTCTCGTGACCGTTGAAGACAAACGGCCCGAGTTTCATCCACTCGCAGCTGCCGCTGCGGATTTTTCAAATAGCTAAACCGAGAAATATATGACCAAAACCGAAAAACCTTTGAACACCAAAGTTGTGACAGGCAAAGTCCGATTGAGTTACGCCCACATCTGGGAACCACACAGCTCGACACCAGAGCAAGAACCAAGGTATTCCAGTGCAATCTTGATTCCTAAGACCGACACCGTTACGTTGAAGAAAATTAACGACGCAATTGATGCCGCCAAAGAGCAAGGCAAATTGAAATGGGGCGGGAAAATTCCTGCCGGTATTAAATTACCTCTGCGCGATGGCGATGTTGAGAAAGATGATCCGGCTTACAAGGGGCACTACTTTTTTAATGCCAATAGCAAATCAAAACCAAACATTGTTGACAGCAATACAAATGCCATCCTCGATAAAAGCGAAGTATACAGCGGTTGCTATGTGCGTGTATCAGTGAACTTTTACCCATTCAACGCAAACTCAACAAGCAAAGGCGTTGCGGTTGGTCTCAACTCAATACAGAAGCTTGAAGACGGCGAACCGTTCAGCGGCCGAAGTTCTGCTGCGGCTGACTTCACTGAACCAGTTGAAGACTTCCTTGCTTAATGGCAGAAGTGATGGCGTTTGTTGGGCTGTACCCTGCCCTCTTTTCTGAGGAAGCGGAATGGTTCGAGTTGAACTGGCATGTTGTGCAAGCGTTTGAAGCGGTCACCCTAGGGTTGATTAAGCAAGGACGCAAGCACTATTCATCCAGAACAATTTTGGAAGTTCTTCGGCACGAATCGCTATTGCGTGGTGCCGGAGACAACTTTAAGTTGAACAACAACCATGCGCCTGATCTCGCAAGAGCTTTTGTGATTCTCTATCCCGATCAAATTGATTTTTGGGAATATCGACGAGACAACCATCACGAGTTTAAGCAAGCAATTGCTGACTTATCAAATTTAACTTTTTTGGAATGACCATGAACTTTATCAATATTCAATTTACTTTACCTGGCGCTGAGCTGATGATTTCTGCCCTTCGAAAGTTACCGCATGAAACAGTTGATCCACTCCTGCATGAGGTAGTAATGCAATACAAAAGTGAAGTTGAGCGTTTACAGAAACAAGTTTCTGTAGATACAGCAGATGTTGTAGATGCTTAAGTATGACAACCGAGGAGCTGTGGATTTTGGTACGTCATTACGAACACCTGATCGCAGTTCTTCTTAAACAAATTGAAGAGGCATAAATATGAATACACATCCAAACGGACGTGAGTTAGCGGCTGAAGGTGCAAGCGTGGCTGCAGATCATGCAGATGACGAATACGGTTTCTGGTCTATCTATGCAGAAGAGTACTTTCGTCGATTCATCAAAGAAAAACCAAATTGCACATTTATGACTGAACAAGTGCGCGAATTTGCTGAGCGCGACGGCTTTGAACCGCCACCAGACAAACGTGCATGGGGATCGGTTGCTGCCAACATGTCGCGTTGCGGCGTAATTAAGAAACTTGGCTATAGCCAGAGCACGATACCTTCTCACCACGCTGGTATCAAAACATTGTGGACACAACCTTGAAAACACTACGCGTTGATATTGAAACCTATAGCAGTGAAGATCTGCGTAAATGTGGTGTCTACCGTTACGCCGAAGCGCATGACTTTGAAATCTTGCTATTTGGCTACGCATACGATGACGGCCCAGTTCACATCATTGACTTTGCAAGCGGTGAGTCAATGCCTCCTGAACTGATGGCCGATCTAAATAATCCAGATGTAATCAAAACAGCTTTTAATGCGGCATTTGAGATTGCCTGCCTTAACGCACATTTCTTTATAACGTTGGATGCTAAGCAATGGCGCTGTACAAGTGTTCACGCATTAACACTTGGCTTGCCTGGAAGCCTGGCTGAGGTTGGAGCAGTTGTACAACTCCCCAAAGACCATCAAAAAATGATGGGCTGGACACTCATTAAATACTTCTGTATGCCGTGCCTTCCAACAAAAGCCAATAACGAGCGTACCCGGAATTTACCTAACCATGCGCCTGAGAAGTGGAAAGAATTTAAAGCGTATTGCGTTGGTGATGTGCTTGCTGAAAGATTTGTTGCTCTAAAGCTGGATCTCTTCCCCGTACCTGAGCGTGAGCAAGACCTATGGGTTCTGGATCAACGAATGAACTCGACGGGAGTTTTAGTTGACAAAGCATTTATTGAAAACGCTATTGCGATTGGCAGCAATGTTAAGGAAAGCCAATTGGCGCAGGCGACAGCGTTGACTGGGCTTGATAACCCAAACAGTCGCAACCAACTATTAGCTTGGTTGCAATTGACTGAAGAAGGAGTTACGGATTTAACAAAAAAATCAATCCCAGGAATCTTGGAAAAAACTGACAGCCACATCGTAAAAGAAGTGCTCGAGTTGCGTCAGGAGCTTGCGAAAACCAGCGTGACCAAGTACGACGCAATGCTCAGGTGTGTGTGCTCTGACGGCCGCATCAAGGGGCTTACAAGGTTCTATGGAGCGAACCGAACTGGCCGTTGGGCTGGACAACTTGTACAGGTCCAAAACCTGCCACAGAACCACCTACGCGACCTCGATGCTGCCAGACAGCTAGTCCAGCAGGGTGACCTTGAAACCTTACAGATGATGTTTGGCAACGTACCAGACACCCTATCTCAGCTCGTTCGGACTGCGTTCGTCGGCCCATTTATTGTGGTTGATTTCAATGCCATTGAAGCTCGGGTTCTGGCTTGGATGTCCAACTGCCAATGGCGAATGGATGTATTCAATACACATATGAAAATCTACGAAGCCTCGGCTGAGCAGATGTTTAAGCTGCGCCCTGGCAGCGTGGACAAAAAGTCACCGTATCGGCAAAAAGGCAAGATCGCTGAGTTGGCGCTGGGCTATGGCGGTGGAGCTGGGGCACTAAAAACTATGGGTGCACTGGAGATGGGGCTCACAGAAGATGAGCTAGAACCCATCAAAGTTGCTTGGCGAAAAGCTAATCCAGAAATTGTGCAGTTTTGGTACGCGTGTGAAGGCGCAGTAAAACGGGCAATCATTGAGCGCAAAACTCAAACCCTAATCATTGGCCAAAGTTCTGAACTCAAATTCAGTTATGAGTCTGGATTTCTTTTTATTGAACTGCCAAGCAAAAGGCGACTTGCCTATGTAAAGCCACGCATTGAGAAAGAAGACTTGGTCAAGGATGGCTATACGGTTGCCAGGACAGACTCAATTACCTACGAAGGCAATGACCAGAAGACCAAGAAATGGTCACGCATTGGCACCTACGGTGGCAAGCTTTGCGAAAACATCACCCAAGCAGTGGCAAGAGATTGCTTACGTGAAGCGATGTTTGCGGTCTCAGATGCTGGGTATCAGATGGTGATGACGGTGCACGACGAGATCGTCATCGAGACTGAAACAGGGCTTGAAGCTATTACTGAAATTATGTCGCGCCCTATTGGCTGGGCTTTAGGTCTACCTCTTAAAGCTGATGGTTTTGCCACGCCTTATTACTGCAAGGAAATTACATGACCGCTGACCCCAAACTCGTAGGCCCAGAGTATTTGGCTAATCTACTTCACAAAACAGTGGCAACTATTCGAGCTGACGCACAGCGTCGCCCGCAGAGCCTGCCGCCAAGAATGCGCATTCCAGAATCAAGAAAGCTTTTGTGGCTTGAAGAGGATGTACTGAAATGGCTGGATAAACACCGCACCCGTGGCTAGAATAATTACTAGGAGACAGCCATGGCGATGAAATGCCCAAAATGTGGTGCGGATTCAGATGTACAGGAAACCAGAACGTGGTCGTCTGGTAACGTGGCTAGACGAACTTATAAATGCTACGGTTGTCCTAAGACAAAAGAAGTCCATCGGTTTAATACCCATGAGCGAATCGCACCGGATCGAAAAAAATCTGAATCTTGAAGATGATTGCGCTAGACGCATGGCCTAGCTCCTTCAAATTACTAAGCGTCCAACCTAGCAGCCATCTCTAAAGTGGTCGGGTTGTAATATCGTTGCAATGACTTTAACGACCGGTGGCCAGTCATAGCAGCAAGCTCCAACACATTTGGAAACTTCTGTGACAAGCGAGTTGCCGCTTCATGGCGCATATCGTGAAATCGCAAGTTATCTGATAGGCCAGCAGCCTTTCTTACTTCTCGGAAATAAACACCAAGGCTACCAACTGGAGGAAATATTTTCTCACCTGGGTCGCGTTCTGCAGTTAGCAGCTCAAAATATTCCATTGCATTTTTTGAAAGCGGCACCTTGCGAGGATCACCGTTTTTTGTTCTTGCTAAATAGACCATACGTTGGTCAGGATGAAAGTCTGATACTTTTAATTTGCAAATTTCGCCAACCCTCATTGCAGTCTCGACAGCCACCAGTAATGCCCAGCCAACGTAATCTTTAGTTTTTGCCGGTCGAACGTCTGACTTAAAGCCTGACGCCTTAAGCATCTTTTGAATGTCTTTCTCAGTCCAGCGAATTTCGCGACGAACATCTGAATCTTTTGGTCGAACTTCTGCAACGACCGGATTTTGGATTGAAATCCTTTTGGTTTTGATTGCTTGAGTAAAAACAGATGAAATGGTTGTTAGCTCCCGTGTAACAGAAGCCGGCTGTATTTCACGCAACCTACGTTCTGTCCACTCCTCGATGTCAGCCGGTCTTATTTGATTGACGCGCCTGTTCATAAACTCAGCCGTAGACAACAACCGTTTAGCCGTATTACGTTCGCCTTTGTTTGGGTCTTCTTCGCCCTTTTTGGGTTTGGCCGGAATTACTTTGTCGATGTGGTTTTGAAATAGCTCAGCAACAGTAAGCCCTTTACCAAGCGACGGGTCAAGGCTCTCGCCCTTTGACATTTTTGTTTCTTGCTCTCTAGCCCACTTTTCAGCTTCACTTTTTTTCTCAAAGATATCTGAGATGGGTGCGTGCCCAACTTTAATGATTCGGCAACGCCATTTGCCTTTGCCGTATTTTGTGATCGATGCCATAATTCGGATCCTTTCCTGTTGTCAATAAAGGAAAGTTTGACAGAATCTTGACAAAAAACAAGGGATCTATAGGCAGAATGCGGGCTACAGCCGGTTATCTGACTCCAGGTCGAGGAGCCAGATGGCATTTTTAGTCACTGGGAAAAATGGAAAAGTTGTTATATATCAACAACTTAACGATACTTAACAAAACTCCATTAGACCCCATTAGACCCCGGCACTTGACAAAATCTTGACAAAATTAATCTTGACAAAATTTTTGCAAGCGTTGTTTTAATGCATTTCATAGCCCCAACTGCTATTGAACACCTAGTTGGAAATGTTTTACCGAATTTATGGTTAGCTGAGATTGCGGGTACGTGGGTTTAGCTGGCAGTTCGAGACGAATAAATTTAAACGTTTTTGAGGCATACACTTCGCCAAACAAACTAAAAGAGATCAAAACATGAATGCACGTCGTCTGCTTACTGTCGCGGTCTTTTGTTTACTCCCTCTCTCTTCTTTCGCGGCTAATCCTTGTAATTGCATTGGGGACGCTAGACCAGCGGCCCTTGCGACGCGCGTCCTGGTGGAGCAGCAGATGCACGTCCAGGTGGCCCAGCAGATGCACGTCCAGGTGGAGCGTTCGACGCACGCCCAGGTGGGGCACGTGATTCTCGCCCTGGGGGTCCTGCAGATGCTCGCCCCGGGGGCGCACTTGATGCACGGCCCGGTAGTCCAGCCGATTCTCGCCCTGGTGGCCCCGCAGACGCTAGCCCCGGTGGTGCATGTGACGCAAGACCCGGTGGGCCATGTGATTCGCGTCCAGGCGGAGGATGGGACTGTCCGGCCGTATGTAGATAAAAAGGAGTTAAATACATGAAAAACAAACTTTTTCTCATACTTATGCTTAACTGTTGTTTTTGTTTACCAGCATTTAGCCAAGTTACTAATATTGGAAATTCCGATTGTGGTGAGTGGGTAGCAACCTCAAAGACGAATCCTGCTATGAGGGCTTGGCTTCTTGGATTTATGAGTGGTGTCAACGCTGGACTTTCCAATCCAAAAAATGACCGACTTTCGAAGATAAATTCTGCCGCACAAATCTTTTTGTGGATGGATAACTATTGTGCAAAAAATCCCCTTAAAAGTGTTCACGAAGGTGGCAATGAGTTGTTTCGCGAGTTGGGAAAAAATTGACACGAATAATCGGTCTAGTGCAAGGTCAAGGTCAAACAGCACAAAGCTAGGTACCCAATTTGTAAATCGGATGGTATGTTTGTCAGTGATTTGTGGTTAGATGTGCAAACCGCTTAGTACGGTGAGTCCCTAGACAGAAGGAAAACTATGTCACGTAAAAATCTTTACTTTTTATTACTTGTTGCAATCGGCGTTTCAAGTTGCGCCCCAATGCCATTGAGCACTGCTGAGATGTCTTCTAAGCCAACAGGGGTACTTTGTGCAATTTATTCAACACAGAGTCATCCAAACTACTACGATAACCGCATTAAAAATACCTTAGCGGCTCGCGGTCAAGATGAATGTACGACTCCACAAGGCATGGCAAATCAACGTGCTTTAGCCGCACAAGAATTTCAGCAGTCGATGCAGATGCTGCAGTACAGCAACCAACTTATGCAAATGGGGCAGCCCAGAGTTTTGGCCCCACCCACCCCGCCATCCCAACCAATTAACTGCGTTAGCAGGGCCCAAGGAAGTCAAGTAGTTACTAATTGCAATTAACTGATAATTTTTTTAGTAAAAACTTTGGCAAAAACATTAGTGCATCAATGAAATGACAAAAACAATTGAGATACCGCTGAATAAATGGAGTGCTGCAATTGACAGTGCCGGCAGTGAACTACTGTTTGAGGGTCCTACACAAATTAAGGCAAATGGCGATCAACTACTTGCAAGATTCGTTGACCGCTTAAATTCCACGATAGTAATATCAGTTAAAAACACCCATCACGACGAAAGCACTTACGAAATTAATATTGGAAAAGATATACAACCAGTTTCAAAAGTCCAGATTTATTGCGAACACTATCAACTTACCCATCTCTATCAATTGATTCAACAGTCCAACATAAGGTATCCGGAATTAAAGCAAGGTATGTGTCTAAGGCTTGTTTTAAAAGAGAGTCTATCGGCACCAATAAAAAACACCTTTAAGATTGATTATTGGTTAATTGTTTCAGATAGCTTTTTAGATAATGATCTCTACACAGAGGATTCAGATGTTTAGATTCATAGCAGATGCAGCACAATATTTTTTCTATCGATCAAATAGATCAGGTTCGTCGTCTGGATCTAAAGTAAATATTTTTGAAGGATTCAGAAGAATAGCAAAAATTATCGCAATCATTTGGGTAGTAGCGTTTGCCATAGCTGGATATATTGCTGAGCCCTATACGAGAAACTACTACCTTATTGAAGCACCAGGAATACAAGCAGTGAAAATGGGGGCTGATAGTTTTTGCCCGCCTGAATCTGTGCAAGAAACATTTGATAGAACAACAAACTCTGGTAAGTCAATTTCAATCACCTTGTGTTTTAAATCTTTTTTGGAAAATAATCGTCAATTAATTCCTTTTAAAAGAGATGAAAAAACGCAAGAAGTTTGGATGAATGCCCCATATGCCGATGAAGTTACTGCTTATAAAGAAAGAGTAGTTAAGAATTTTAAAATACCTGAGGCTGACCAATCAGCCCTTACATCCGGATATTGGTCTGAGTTGATAAAAAAATGGGCTGAAGGCTTCTTTATGATGGCTGGAGGGCTTTTCGCTTTTTGGATTTTTTGTTGGTGTGTTGGCTATATAGTTCGTGGCTTTTTAGGCGTACCTCAAGGAAGTGATTCCACATTAGAAGAACCCCCAAATGCTTAAGCTATTTTTTAATTCCAGTTTTGTACGATTTATGCTGGCTATAGCTGCCACTTTAGTTAGCTGTTTTTTTATTTATGGAATTGCACTATTCTTTAAACTATCAAATGACTTATCTGCAATTCTAATTTTGTTGATGTTGACGTTCTCGCTTTGGATCACTTTACCGCTTGCTGCAAATTGGACTGAATTAATTGCACCAAAGGAATCGACATTTAAAAATGCCATAAAAATAATAGCTGATTCCTATACAACTGGTGGAATTGTCGTGTGCGTAATTTTTTTAGAAGCTCTTAATTATTTATTTTTTGCACTTGTGATATCACCTGTAATTTATCTATTTGCCAGATTTGGATATGGTGGATTGCAATGGCTTAAAGAAGGTGTTTGGTATGAATACACACCGTGTATTACCTTCGAAATTTATTGCGAAGCACATACAAAGTGGGTTGGGTTGAACAAAGTTTTGTTATGGCTTGGAGAATCGGATTTAATTTATCCAGTGCTTGCTATTTCTATGGTTAGTTTATTTTTATTTATTCAGACAGATAACTTTAAAAAACATTAAAAATGCAAACTTATAAAGCACAAATTGTCAGAAAAATCTTTGATGGAAGAGATTTTAAAAGTTCGAAAATCATGGCTTCGACAATGATAGAAATAGAACTACCCTTCGCTCCATTTCAAGGATTAAACATTGCAATAATTTACCCAGAAGAAATTAAATCTGTACTGTGGAAACCAACAGAAAAACAATTCGCGTGCTTTTTAGAAGACTGCTATTTTGCTTCTACTGTTATGAATTCAATGACGCTTGAAGAAAGAATTGAAGAAGATATTTCTAACGGATATAAATTGCTTTTTAAACAAGATTTACCAAATTGATCGGCACTCCAAGTATCACACTCATTTATTTAATTTTGGTTTCTAATGCTGTTTAAGAATATTTTTACCATCTTTTTGTTAGCTATTAGCTTTAATGTTTTTTCCGTATCAAATCAAGAGTTAATGGACAGACTTGATGACATTGAATTAGATATTGAATTAGCTCGACAACAGCGCGAATTCGACAGGCTCATGGATGACTACACGAGGATGATGACGCAGCCTCGTCCTTATGTTCAACCCAATACTCAAGGCAGTTCTAAAAGCAATAGGCTACTAAATATTTGTTATGTTTATTGGGATGGTTCTCGTTTCAAATTAGGTGAAACAAGCGCAAATAGTGGCTATACGGTTATAAAGAATGGGAATGATTTAAGTATTGCACTGCCTAAATCTCTCGTAAGTTCGCTTAAAGTCAATCTCGGCGTTGGTGAAAAAGTAAACTCTAAAACATTTTTAGACTTTATGGGGCGTCATTGGGGGCAAATTGAAAATTTGTGCCAAAGAGAATTTAAATGAAGTCACTAGTCGTTAGCTTGTTTTTCTTAGGTGCCATTTTCACTTCGCATGCTGTTACGAACCAAGAGCTAATGGACAGACTTGATGACATTGAATTAGATATTGAATTAGCTCGACAACAGCGCGAATTTGACAGGCTCATGGATGACTACACGAGGATGATGACGCAACCTCGTCCTTATGTCCAACCTGATGCACAAAGCAGTTCTAAAAGCAATGTGAAAAAAACTGAGGGCAACTATAAAAAACTCAGTGATGGGGAAGTTATAAGATGGATGGGTGATAAGGAGTGCTATGCGTCATGGAACAAAGAGCTTAAGCTAATTACAGGCCCCATGAATAGCAATAAATTTAAAGAAATAATACAACTTGATTCTTTGATTGCGATTATCTATTTTCCAAATAATTTCACAGAATCAAGTATTAAAGCGCTTCTTAATAAAGAGGGATTTTTTAAGTTAAAGAGTCTTTGCGCCAACAGATAATTTTAAAATACAGCTTTTGCTGGAGACTTACAAGCGCAACCCAAAAGAAGCACGGCTTAGAGAGTACGACCCGTTTGAGAGTATTCGCTAGTTCTTAACTCCATACCTTGTTGTGATGAACAAACTTTTAAGATATAGTTGATTTTGTTCATCAAGAGAGGGCTGACGCCCCGCCAACCTGCAGTTTGAGCAAGGTGGTTATTCCGCAAGGAAGATGTGGCTGATACAGCAACTTCAAGCGTCACCCTCCATGGCTTACACCTTGGAGGTTTTTTTATGTCTGCAGTTATTCTTGAACTATCAAAGTATCGTAGCTTGCTTGCCCATGTAGAGCGCATCAGGCGTCCAAGGAAGAAGCTCTACTTCCTAGGCGTACATTCTTATAGCGGTATGCTGGGCAGTTCTTGGACTACAAAGTATTGGATCAAAAGGGTCGGTGGTGGACATCAGTGGGAGCTTTACTGCACTGCAGAAGGATACGGTAGACAGAAAGTCCTCTACGGCGTATTTACCCGTGTCGAACTGATCAAATATTTTGAAGAAGTACAGTTTGATTTAGATGATGATTTCTTTGAGGCACTGGGGATCCCTCTTGGCGAGTCAATCTTTAATCTTGACGAATATCGCTAGAGTAAGTCTAAGACACTTTCTAGAATAACATTGCTCTACAAACGAACTGAGAATATTTAAGTGCAAAATAAATCCACGTCTAAAGCTCAGCTAATTGGTGTTTCATTATTTGTAATTATTTTTGCGACAGTTGCTATCAGAAGCTACGGCTGGATACTTGCGTATTTCAACATTAGAGGTTACCTCTTTCTATTCATAGCGGGGTACGCGGCATACAGAGTTGCAAAGAAATTTGATGCTTATATTAATGAGAGCTATAAAAAAAGAAGTCGTATTCGGTTTTTAAGGCCGGTAGTTGCGGGTAGTGTTTTTGTGGCGCTGTTTTACTTTACGTTTTTTCTTCAAACGGACAAATTACTAATCGCTCGGCTTAGCGGAATTCCTATTGAAGCGTTAAACCCATGCCAAAATTTACCATTAAGTCCAGAGGTAGAGAAGATAGCAAGAGGTATTTTTAAGTTGAGAGATATAGATTACTTTGATGACCGCTATTGCAATGTACACGACTCAAACGACTTTCAATAACAGTCATAAATAGCTAACTACCTTGGTACCAATGTCTTAATTCGTGCGGGGCAAATATAAATACAAGCGGGATGCATAGGGCTGCGCCCAGTATCCATCTAGATATTGGAAATCGTTTTAAAACATAAAGCAGCACAACAGCAGCTATAAATCCCAATATCAGTCGCATTCATCACTTTAAAGATATTTCTAGCTTTTCACTCTAGTTTGTTTTCAGAAAATTTCATAAAGAAAACGCCAAGAAGCATAACGCCAGATAATGAATTTAAGGCATCGCTAGAGCCTAGCCAATTCAATAACTTATCAATGCCAACCCATCCAGTATCGTTGTAACAAAACAGCTCGAGTAATTGGCAACTAGAACTCTCTACTGAGGCGCCTGTTTTTAACCATACTAAACCACCCCAAATAAGTCTGATAACGACATAAAGTATTAGCTGTGCAATTAAAGCTATACCCGTTCCATGTAATGTTCGATAAAACCTTGTCTCAATAAACTTCCAGCTTATTTTGAAGTCTTCACGGGTTCCTAACCAATCATCATTTTTTTGATTTATTTCATCATTCCAGTCTTGAGCTAAGCTTAATAGAAAACATATACTGAAAAGCGCTGGTCCTATGCAAAAAGCAACAATACTAAATGTTGAATTATTTAGATGAAAAAAGTCTATCGTTTCTATGCCAAAGAATACAACGCCAATAGAAATCACAAATGCCGAAATTATTCTTGCTGCATTTAAAAAGGTGACTATTAGTGGACGTTCTTGCATGATCAAATCATTATAGGTAGACACCTCAAATAACATTTGCTAAATTAATTGGCACCCCTAACATTACACGCCATAGCCTTCAGCCACGCGTCTAAATAAGACAGTGCTTTTGGGGTTGGTCATTAAATAGCTCTCCAGTCCAATCGCTTGGCGGTGCGAATCGTTCGCAGCCAAGGCGGGGTGAAGGAAGGAGTTAGGTAAAGCGCTCATACTGTATATTTGTACAGTATATAAGCTTTCAATAAAAGGCGCAAGTTGGGTGGTTTTGGGTTAAGGTTGTAAACATTACTTATAGGGGAGACACCATTGGAATACACCACCCTAATGACAGTTTTACTTGGAGCAGGAGCTGGCTTTGTTGCTTTATCCAGCTATCTCTTCCATTTGATAATTGACAGCAATCGTGAAATTAAGCAAAGCCGCAGCACCCCCTTGCCTATGGATTAGGGTTTTAGGCACAATTTTTGGTAGAAATTAAAGGTAGGTCGATGGCATGAAAAAATTGTTTCTTATCTGTCTGATGATGCTGGCTGGCTCTGCTTGGGCTGAATGGGTGATGTTTGAAGTTAACGAAAATTACCAATTTTTTTATGACCCAGCCACGATTCGTAAAGAGGGACAGATTCGTCGGGTTTGGAGGTTACAAAACTTGATGCAGCCTGGTAAAGAGGGCGAGATGTCGCGTCGGATGCGGCTTGAATACGACTGCAAGAGCGAGCGCCATAATCTTCTCTCCTACTCTTATCACTCCGAGCCTTTGGCTCGCGGCAAAGAACTTCATCGAGAGGCCGGATTGCCTGCGAGCTGGGCAGATATCCCCCCGGGCACTGTTGGTGAAACAATGCTAAAAATTGTCTGTGCCAAATAACCTATCTAGTACGGATTAATAAGCATATCTTTCACAGTAGCTAAGTACTTCATTAACAATACTTTTTCGCTTATCTTCTGCCATTTCAGAAACCTTTTTTAAAGAACCAAATTTATCAGAAATACGTTTTCCTTGACAATAACATTGCGCTTCAATTTCGTAATTTGAATAGTTATTGGACGAAGTTGACATGTCCTTTGTACACTTGTTAGCAAAACCTATAGCTAGCAACTCCTTAGCACTAATAAGATTTTCTTTTTTAATACAGTAGTCAAGCGAAGCTTTAAGTTCAGGTTCAATTATTGACTTATCGCCTGTAGCGATTAATTTCTTAACTTTTTCAAAAGTTAACAACTCTAAAGATTTATTTGCCTCACAAGCACAAAGATTATCTTGTTTATTTTTTGATAAAATTTTATCAATTATGCCGTCGTATTTTCCAATAGAAAAACCGCCACGATTACAAGTCCCCATGAATCCTTTAATATATTCATCTTTGTAGGCGTTCATGCTTACTGTGTCGGCAGGCATGTCAGCTATTATTGAATTAAGGTTCCATTTCCATTCACTAATTGCTTTTTTATCACAATAATTAGTCGCATCAGTTTTAGCTTTGTTAAAAATAGAAAAATCTTTAGTCAGTGTAAATTTAAATAAATCTTCATTAGTAATTAATACAGAAGCCTTGTTGGCATAGCAGGAGCAATACTGCACAATTTGAGAATCCGTTAAACTTTTATACGCAACAGAGTCTCGCACATTTTTATAACATGCTTGTTTAGAAGAAACAATAAAAGCTTGCGTTTCTCCTTCACTCATAGGCGTTGCTATTGCGTAATTTATGAAAAAACTATAAAAAGTTATCAATAAAAATTTAAGCATGATTATTCTTTATTATTGAAATAAGCCTAAATTATTTGCTCTTTCAATTACTTCATTTTTAGAAGCCAAAGGCAACGAATCAATAGCCTTAAATACTAAAGTTTTGTAATCATCTGGACTTGAATTTTCTGGATATAAATATCCGTAAGTGTTAAGAATTTCTTCTCCTAAAATCAATACCTCTTCGCCCTTGGTAATTCTTGAAATATTCATCACTCTTAAACTTTGTACAACAAGTTCACGAAATAAACTATCAACAGATAGCCAATCAATTGCTGAAGTAAATTCAGCCTTTAAATCAAGATAGAAATGAGAATCAGAAACTTCTTTTCCAAATAAATAGTTTGTCCTAACAGCCATTATTTTATTTAATTCATCTTCGTCAGCATAATTATTTGACGCTTTTAATACAGAATTAATTTTATGAGCTGTAGTTAAATTTGCTAGATAAGCTAACGCATCCATGGTTTTAAGAACTCTATTTTTCGATGCCTTTTTTAGCCAACCAAACATAGCAAATACTCCTAGTTAGTAAGCCATATTCTAAATTTCCAATATGCGCCATGTGTCTTTATAACATCCTCATTAAATATCTGTTCTTCGTTGTCTTCAGACTTAGTTTTTTTGAGTGCCATTTGTGCTTAACGTGAATATGGTTTTGAGTAGCTAAACGTTTGTCATACATAGCCTTCAGCCACGCGTCTAGCCATTACATCCATACGGCCTTTGATATTTGAAATCCTTGCCGCCTTCTGCTCAGAGTCTAAGCTTGAGCTTCTCTCCACCATGCGGATCATCTCGTTGAATTTAGCCTCGTTACGCTTGACCCCTTCAACTTGTTTGTAACGTGTCAGCTTCTCTCGGTTAGCTTCTAAAAATTCTCTGGCCTCTTCAGGCTTTCTGTCCTTTTGCAACTGTCGCCAGGTTGCGTAGGCTTGTTCAAGCACCTTGGCTTGCTCATACATCTGAGTTACGTAGCGGGACTGGTCGGCCGGCAGACTAGAGACCATGTTGCCACTCGCCACTTTCCACATGTCGCTGGCCGGTTGCGTTGCCTGACCCGTGAGCGGGCGCAAAACCATATCGGTGGCGCCCACTACAAAAGTACCCAACCATCCGAAGTAGCCTCGGACAAGATGGTCGATCTGCACTGGTGACAAGAATTCTTTATTGACCGCCCCGCTCACCGCATTGCCCGCTGTGCTTACACCCCTGGCCAGCATGCTGCTGTGGGAATTAAATCGGTAATCTGATTTGAGCCTCTCCATGCCCATCGATTCAATCGGACGGCCGGTGAAGCTGTCCTTGTTTGCGTAGATATCCAAGAGCGGTTTAGCAAATTGAGCGGTCGGGTTCATGGACAAGTTATCCAAGATGATGTCCGAGACGTTTTTGCCCAGGCGCCTGCCCGTCATCTCTTTGCTGATGAAATACTCTATGCCGCGCTCGGCCAGCGTTGATATCGCGCCGATCTCGAACGGCTTGGGTATGCGAAAAGCCATGCCACCAAACTTGAACCACCAGTTGTTGTTGCGGTCCCAGTCTTCGCGTTTCTTCCAGTCGTCGTCGTCTTTGTATGCGAGCAGCAACCCAACGGAGAGCAGCGCCGTAGCACCGAGCACCGCACTGAAACGCTTGGGGTCTTCGTTGGCCGACTTGCCCAGCTTGTACAAACCCTGCAGCCTGGCATTCATAAACGGCACAACTTGCGTAAGGAAACGCACCGTCTGGAACGTGCCCTGCAGCGAGAAGTCCATCAAGTCGCGGGCCATGAAGCTAGCCTCATCGTGACCAACGCCCTTACCGATAAGCTGCTTGTAAAGCGCTGCACGGTTCATCTCTTCACCGCGTGCGCCCACTTCGTTGTACGCATCAAAGGCTTGCTTGAATTTATTAAACACCGCCTTGACCTTCTGGTCGCTGTCCAGGATGGTTGACTTGTCCACACCGCGGTCGATCAGCATACGAGTGCGAGATGCTTCGTTGCCCTCGAGCATATTGCCAAAACGAATCAACCCGCCAGAGGCCAGAGCAGATACATAGGTCTGGCTCTTACGATCACTTGCCTGGTAACCCTCGACTAAGTTCTTGGCAATGTTGTACGAAAGTGGCGATGTGGCCACGGCCTGCACCGAGTCGCGCATCAAGTTCTTTACCTTGTAATAAGGCGACGCCGTCACGCCCACCGTGAGCGCATGCTTGAAGCTGCTCATGGCATCCATTACAGGGCCCTTCATGCCGGTGTAGTTGATCGCTGAGAGCGAGGCCAAGATGTAGGGGTCAGAGACGGTGTAGTAAATCTTCTCAGTAGACTTGATCTCGGCCGTGCCGTCACTGACCTTTTGAACGCCGCCCTCTTCATAGCTCTGGCCTTTTGGAATCGTGCGAGTCACGGGGCCCATGTAGTAGAGAGCATCAGGCGTGTTGGCACTGGCGAGTGTGGCAGCGCCTACCTTCTCAGCAGCCTTAAGTGAGCTCTCAGCCGCAGCGTTCTTAGCACCGGCCTCGAGTAAGTGTGACCAGTTCTGCAGCGTGTTTGCCAGCAGATCAGAGTTCAGTTTCTCACTGCCGCCTTTGAGTCGCTCGAAAGCTTTCTGGCGCACCAGGCCGTCCTTGATGCTGCCGCCCTTGAAGGAGCCGTCATCTTCAGCTATGCGATAGAACGGAACGTAGAACTCGTGCTCCCACAGCGCGCGGCTCTCAGGATCAATCAAGCCCTGCTGCTCGGCCATATCTAACGCATTTTTGTTGAACTCATCAAAAGTCTTCAAAGAATCGCGGTAAATTTTTGTGCGGTCGCGCGTCACTTTGCCGGCGTCCGCGCCATGCTGCATGGTGTAGTCGTACTCGGTTGCTCCACTGGACAAGGTCTTGCCAGCTTGGATGTCAGTGGCCGTGAACAAGTTCTCGCGGTCTTCCTTAGATAAACGCTCAGCGCGGTTGGCTGCGATCCACCACAAGAAGTCCTCGAGTTCGCCTTGTAATGGAATGCCAACGCGGTCCAAGAAACCACCCGACATGTCCGAGTCGTATACGCCTTTGTTCAACGACACCTTGCCGTAGCGCAACATCGCCTCGAGCGCACCGGCCGTGCCCTTGGACATACGCGCCAGGATGTAGCTCTTAAAGTCCAGCTTCTTGATGGAAGCAAAGGGATCGACCATGCCTTGGGTCATCTTCAAAGCGAAGTCTTTGCGCAGCTCCTTGACGCGCTCTTTGAGTGTGGGCTCAGTGACTGCGCGCCCAGTGTTTTCAAAAAATGCGCGCTGCTCTGGCGTGTAGTCCCGCTTGCTCTCACCCACGATGCGTTGGCGACTAAACAAGGGCTGCCCTTCGGCCAGCTTATCGCGCATGGCGCCCTTTTCCAAAGCGCTGTAAAAACGCGGGTTGGATTTGCTAATGTTTGGGTTGGCCTGGTTGTACTCGCCGTTGTTACCAATGGCTGATTTAATTTGTGTTGGCTCGAATGCGTTGGCTTCGACAAAGTCTCCAAACTCATCAACCACAACAATGCCGTCGTAGTCGTTGCTCTGCAGCATCTCACGCAGCTCGGAACCGTACAAGTCTTTAAGTCGTTTTTTGCCGCCACTGATTTCTTGGACTGCGCTTTGAAGCTGCTTGTCAATTTCCCTTGTCCCTATTGAATCAAGCGTTGCTAACTTACCGTCACCAATATTTTTGTATTGGACTGGAGCCTTTATGTTGATGACCAGCGGATTGACAATGTTCATGTAGATCGGCATGACCAACCCGTCCGGTGCGTAGCTCTCGGAGTACTCTGGAATTGATGAGGCATAAATGCCCTCGCCCAGCTTGCCATCCGGAGACGTTATAAAAGTGCTAAAAATGTTTCCACGATCGGGATCTGACTCAGGTGTGTAGTTACGGCCTTCGCGCTTTCTAGTCGCGTGGTACATAACTTTGGGTTCGCCGTTTTCATCCACGATTTGGGTTTGGCCAAACATGGCCCTGAACTCAGGCGTGCTCTCTTGACGTTGGCGAGACAGCATCACTTGCCTACCCGTGCGTTCAGGCGTTTCTATAACTGCAATTGGTAACGTCTTGCGTTCTGGTTTTTTGCCGGTCAGTTTGTCCTGATCGCGGATCAATAGCGTATCGCCGTCACGCTCAGGGTTGTAGTCCACAAAGAACCCGTCGTTCTTGAGCGCAGCGTCTTCTGGCTTACCCGTACGGTCTTTGTTGGTCAAACCAATAATCATGCCTACGCCGTCATCGCGTTTGGGATCGAGGAAGCGTGCGTCGTAGTTATCGCCATTCCAGACTTGGTAAGTTTTGCCAGTGACTTCGTCTTTTAAAAATGCTGGGATGTCGTTGCGGCTAGTGAACGCCATAGCTACGTTAAAGCCTTCGTCCAGCTTGGTCACCATCTTTTTCCAGTTCGACCCAATGCCTATGGTCTTTCCGTCAACGACTTGTGCAACGCCGTCTGAGCTGTATGTCAGGTGATGGTTTGGTGCAATTGAGCGCGAGTTATTCTTCGTGTAGTCATACCATTCCACATTCGGGAATGCGTTGATCAAAGATTTAAATACGTTGGGCGGGAAGTCGCTTGTGACGTTGAACCGTATTGCAGGCTGATACACCTGTTTCGCAGTTACAACGTCCTCTTTGCCTTTTTCCTTAAAGACTTCAACGCCTGTTTCTTTGTTAGCCCAAGCTTCAAACAATTTGACTTCGTTGTACATCACAACCGCAAAATCAGCAGGGTGCAATACCAGCGCTTCAGTCTTTAAGTACTGGGACAGCCGGGGGCCAGAGCGGAACTGTCCTTCACCGCCATAAAGCCAGTTCTGACCGGAAGTCTCCCCCAGACACAAGCTCGCGCAACGCGCTGACTGGGGGCAAGTGTTGGCGCTTTCGTTAATCTTCTGCGCAGACGCAAGGCCAAGGCCCATCGAGGCAACGCTCTTGTCTTCAAATGTCAAACCGTAATCGCCAAGACGGGTCTTTTGCAGCTTGCCGTTCTCGCCTAACAACGTGCCAATGTTGTGCTCATCTTTCAACACTACACGCGCTTGCTTTAAACGCTCTTTTTGCAGTGCTGGGCTTAGCGCTTTGTAGGCTTCTATAGACGCATTGAAGTCCCGGCCAATGTCAGAGATGGTGACCGTTGCACTGAGCGCTTTGGTACGCGGGGCATCTAGCGTAAAGAGCTTGGTCTGCTTCATCTTGTTGGCAAAGGCTTGACCCTCGGCCAGTTGGATGAAAAAATCTTTGCGCCCGCCTTCATACTCTGCATCGAATTGCAGCAGCGAGGGATCGACTTGGATCAATACATTGGCACCGCCTATAGGCTGATCAATGTTGCCAGGCTTTGCAGCAACGGCCGGAGCGCTTGACTCGTTGGTTAAATAAATACGATTACTGGCCGGCGTCGTGCCGCGAAGGCGCCTGTCTTTAGCAACGCGCCTCGCTTCTTCATTGGTCGTTGGGAAGTACAGCGTAACGGTGCCGTTTTTATTTAGAGGCACACCCAACAATGGGTGATTCTCACGGCCTTTTGCCAGGTCTTTGGCCGCGTACTCGCGTTTAACCGACAAAGTTGCTTTAGCCACTTGGGGTTGGAGCTGGCCTTCAGACAAATACGGATGAATGCTGTTCTTGCGCTCGTAGGCGTCAGCCTGGCGGCGATCCTTGTCAGTGGCTTTCCACTGGCTTGGTACTAAGCGTGAGCTGGACTTGGTGATCTCTGGCGTCTCGACAGAAGTGGCTGCACTAGCAGTCAGTGCTGTGCGACTCTCAGCCTGAGCGCGCTCAGCCTCCATCTGCATTGCTGGAATCTTCTGGTCCTTGGCATAGGTGACCAAGGCTGTTTTTAATGCAGCGCGAATCTCTTCTAAGTTTTTGACCAGCTCGTCCGCTTGGAACCGCTGTGTGCCGGGCGCCATCTTGGAGATGACGTCCATCGCTGCTTTAATTGACTGGTTGATCGCTGCGGCCAAGCGCATGATGACGTTGCGAGCTTCGCCCTCAGGCGCAGACTCAGCGATCTCGGTGAACACCTCGGTCAGGAAGTTTTCATCCTGAAATGCGTTGCCCATCAGATCGGCTGACAGCTCTTCGATGTTGGCACCAGACCCGTAGTCTTGCCGGAACTGTGCGCGTGTCTCAGCGTCCATGCGCTTGGCAACAACTGCTGCAATCGCGCGGTAAGCGATAGGGTTGTCGCGTTTAAGTAAGTGCAGCAGCTCATGGCCAAAGACAGCCAGCGGTGACATCTGGCTCTTGGCGTTGATGAAGAGCGTCTTGTTGTCCGCGTTGCTAACAAAGCCGTCAGCCTTTAAGGTGTCTGAGTTAAAGAACACGACCTTCTTACCAAAGCGGCGAGCTAGTTGCTGGATCAGCTTGGTCATGCCTTGGCGTTCGCCAGACTCGGCCACGGTGTAAGTGTGCTGGGTGCCCTTGTCGTAAATCGTTGCTGTGCTGCCAGGTACTTGCTCTCGAGGGGTCGAGAGCTTAGCGTCGGTTTGAACAATACCGCCGGTTACGTTTGATAAGGAATCGCGCAGTCGGTCAACGCGCTGCTCTTCTGGGGTCGAAGGCTCAACGGGTGCAGCCGGTGCTTCTTGGTTTGAAAGCCCCACGCGAGCGCGAAAATTTCGCTTACCCATAAGCCCCACATCAAACGGGCCATTGGGAGTTGGCGCAGCTTCGCTCGCAACGGTGCGATTGCCAAGGGCTTGTTTTACATCAGCATTAATTTCGTCACTTGTTTTTTTGTCAGTATTGATTTTTTGTAAAAGATCGGTGCCCTTTGGAGTCGTTACCCCGTCACTATCGATAAACCCGTTTTTAGTCAATGCTGCCAAAGTGCCTTGGTCACCCCAATCCTTAGTGGCTTTATTAAATCCATCAACCAAAATATTGATGACATTAGGTGCGTGATAAGGAACTTCTTTTGTTGCTGCTTCTTTAGGTGCTTGAACAGCCGGCACCTGCTCGATCTCAGGTGCTTTGGTCTGGACCGTCTCGCGTGGGCGATTTGTTAAAGGGATACCAGTGGCTTGCGTGAGCCTTTGGTCAATGCTTAAATCCGGTGCCAGGCTTGGATCAATGCGGTCGTAAGGCTGGCCTAGATTTGCTTCTCTGAAAATCTGAGCTTCTGCAGACGAGGCAACGCCGCCACGCTCCTGAACATTGCGCATCGCGCGAGCAATGATCTCTTGACGTGGTTGATCCTCAGCCAAGCGATTGGTTTCTTTTCCAGCAAGCGCACTGGCTTCGATTTGGTTCTGGGCCTGCGCGGCCGAGGGGCCTGCTGCTGGCGCTCCTAAATCTAAATTCGGCAGCGCTTGCTTAGCAATTGCAAATGTTCCGGCCTGAGTGGGATGCGGCACAACGGCTAGCTCGAGCGAATTGCCACCAGCGTTGGCCGTGGTGTCACGCACCACTGCCAATCGTGTTTGCGCCTGTGCGGCCGTCATCGGCGTGAGGTCAACAAAGTTCGCAGCAGCGCCAGGTGCGGGTGTGCCTCTGCCTGTTTGAGCTTGGGCTAAAAGATTCTCGCGATTTAAAGATGGAATGCCGGGCGTGTTGGCCTCAGCAATTAACTCAGCTTGTCTATCTATAAGCGACTGGCGCTCAGGCAGACTTGCTGTGGCCAGTGGGTTACCGGCAATTTGCTGGGGAGCTGCGTTGAGCGATTGTGCCGGCGTTGGTATTGCACCACCGGCCAGGTCAGCAGTTATCGCTGGTGTCAGTTGCGTGTCCACTACCTGGCGAAGGATCATGTCCATGTCGCCTGCGGCCGCGTTGGCAGCGATCGCTGCGCTACCAGCATCAGTAGAATTTTTAAGTTGGTTTAGGGAGTTGTCGCGCTGGGCTGAACCAAAAACGGCAGAGGTGCCGCCGCCCATTAAACCGCCTACAACAAAGCCTTGCGCTGCAGCTTCGCCAACACCCTTGGACAAATCAAGCGAAGGGGTGATCTGTCGCATTGCGACGTTCTGCCCTAATTGCTCACCCGTGCTTTGCACCGTCTCGGTCAAGCCCTCAGTGCCAAAACCTTTTAAGCTGCGGCCAACAAGGGGGCCGCCTCCACCAATGATCTTTCCAAGAACGCGGCCACCGACTAAATTGGTTGCGGCGTCAACTGCACCTGAGATAAGACCCGATTCTTGACCAACCTTGGCTGTAAGGTATCCACGCGCTGTCTCTGGCGTATAGCCTTGAGCTAATAAAGCTTGGTAGTCGGGTGAAGCTTCATAAACTTCTGGCTTGATTTGTGAAGCTTCAAGCGTTGCTTGCGTTTTGCCGCCAGCAAACCCAAGTGCACCTTCACCGATGGCACCCGTTGTTGCCATAGTCTTAGCGCCCATCTCAATAGCTGCTGTTCGTCCAACGGCTTGAGCTTCTGCTGCTGTTGCGCCTCTGGCTAGTGCGGCCGTTGTTGCTTGTTCAGCCGCAACAAGCGAGCGTCCACGAGTTAAGTAACCGCTAACGGCAAGTACGATGGTCGAAGGTAATGAGCCAAGTAAATCGCCAGCGACTCTAGTGGGAGAGAGGTACGCGGCTTTATTTGGATCAAGCGTTGCGTATTCCAAATCTTGGATTGACTCACCCGATACAGCACCATTCTCAGGTTTAACTCGCTGCATGTTCTCCTGGCTTATGCGAGCTTGCTCATTTGCAAAACGTGAAAGCACCATTGAGGCGCTTTTTTCAGTAACTTTTTTAAAACCTTCGGGGTCGTCTTTATAAAGCGTTGCAGCGTCTTGTTCACTGAGCGTAAACGGATTAAGCGTATCTACCAGAGTGGCTAGACCGCCAAGCACTGCCCGCCCGCCCGCTTCTGCGGATGCGCCTAAGAAAGTTCGATCTTGCACGACCTTCGGTTTTTCAGACGTGTCATATTTATCAAAGGGATTAACGGCAACGTCGTATTTGTCAAACGGATTTGCCATTGTTTTACTTTGCTTTCAAATGCTTGGCTGCTGCGCCCTTGCCATACTTTTGATCAAACGCTGGAGCCAAGCTTGGGTCAGCCAGGAGATCAGCAATCGCACCCGCTGGTGCGACCGGAAGCGCTGAAGCAGTGGAGCCAGGTAAACGCTTATCCGCAATGGATTTAAGAAGCGCGTCTGCACTTCTTTCATAGTCTTGCGCGCGCGTCGTCAATTCTTTGGCCTCGTCTGGCGCAGCCATCTCCGCATCTTTGCGAAGGTTTTGAGCCATCGTGACCCAACTGCGTGCTGCCATAGCAACATCACCAAAGGTCTTGGTACTTGCACCGTTAAGGTCAGAGATGGTTCGTGTTAAGCGGTCACGTTCGTCTGGGTCAGTAGTCTTTGATAAGAGGGTTCTGGCATCTTGAAGAGCTTGTGCGTTTGTAAGCGTAAAGTTAGAAAGAGCCGCCTGAGCTTTTGAGCCCGAAGATTCTTTTGCACTTGTCTCGGCAGCAACTGAGCCAAGATAACCTTTGGTGCCAACCCTAGCATTTTGCTCAGCGGCTGTTGCATTGCCAGTCTGCGTAGCAGCTTCAACAACATTGCCTTTATTTGCAAGCAAACTTGCTGCTTTTAAATTTGCTTCAGCAGCAGGCACACCAGCGACAGCTTCGGCGTTGATGCCAGCGGCTTTGTTGGTGGCTAGTTTGCCGGTTAATCCCGAAGTGCTAACAGCATCTGCTCCAGCTACTTGACCAGCGACAACACCTCTCGCAACGGTTGGTGCTGCTGCTGCAGTTGCTGTGGCCGTCTTACCAATATCATCAATATTTCTTGAGCGAGTGATCTCATCGACCCGTAGCTTCATCTGCTCTTCCATGTCCAGGAGCTGCTTGCTCAGGTCGACCTTTTGATCTTTATCAAACTCGCTCTTTGCGCCAATGCTGTACGCATCAGCCGCGCCTTTAAAGCCGCCAGCGGCGGCATTGATTAGTCCAGCAAGCATGATTAGCCCTTCACGTTCTGGTTAGAAAAGCCGTTCAAAATTGAGTACACCTTGTCCGAGTCACCACCGAACATTTTGATAGTGGTCTCGACAAAAACTTGCATTGCGTCACCAACGGATTTGTCATCGATGTTTTCAATTTGCGTCTTCTTTAAGAAGTCAGCGGCCTGAGCCAGCAAATAAACGCCTGCCGGAATAACCACAGCCGGCGGCATTGTGTTGTTTGATTCTTTGAACAGCGTTGCCATCAAGCCCGAAATGCCTATGCCTAAGCGCTGGCTTATCGGACCATCACCCTGTATCTGCTGCATCACCATTTTGTTGGTCTTCTCGCCAAACATAATCTTCATGCCGGCCAGTACAACGCGGTCATAAGCGTTTTGCAGTTTTGGGGGCATCTTGGTGTTTTCTTTAATTGCCTCGGGCGTAATCGCACCTTCCGTTGGTGGCGCACCACCCTCGGTAGGTTGCATCATGTTTTGTTCAATCATTCCGGCCATAGATTTCTCCTGTATTTATTTAAGCGCGAGCGCCTGCAATCAGTCCTGGGGGCTGCGTCATGGTCACCGCGTTGGGATTGACGTTGACTTGCGGGGTGTTGAACTGCGCTTTTAGGTTTGCATTGAGCTGCGCAACGCGAGCGGCTTGAAGCGCGGTGTCGCGATTTGTTTTGTCTGCAACGGAATTGCGATAGGCCGCATCCGCAGTTAATTGGTCTTTTTGTGCGGCCGACTTACCGGTAGCCATATCCATGACACCCGTTGCCACGCCCGATCCCGCTTGCCCCAGCACCATGGCAGCCATTGGATTTACCTTAGCAAAACTCAATGCTTCATCAATAAGACCTGTAGGTGCTGTGGCCGTGTTAATGCTAATTGGATTTGCTGGCGTTGCCCCTGGCATTTTTATTCCACTTGCGGCATTGCCTTCTAAACCTGGGGCTGCTGGAGCCATTGGTCGAGCCATGTCTTGAAGGTTGTAACTCGGATTTACCGCAGTATCTAAATTAGCACTCGTTACAGGGCTAGCTACCGGTGGTGGCGTGTTTAGATTAGTCGCAACATTATTTGTACCGGAAGTCGCTTCTTTGAGCGTTGTTTCAGCAGGGTTAACGCCGCCTTCGGCTAAATTGCCAGAGGCAGGCGCAGGGGTAGCGTTAGCTGCTGGCGCATTTGTAAGCGCATTCGCTGCCGTAGAAGCATCGGGTGTTGGAGTAAATGCTTCTGAAAAAGTCTGATTGAAACCCGTGCCGGCATCAGACATATAACCACCAATACCCCCGCCTATGGTTAGGGCTGTTCCTAAGACCATTAAATCATTGTTGCCCGTGACATTTCCAACTAGGCTCAGCGCACCGCCGGCAAACATCAATCCTTGAGCAATCGATAAACCGGCAACTGCTGCGCCAAATGTGGCCCCTGCAGTCATCGCTCCTGCAACTGCAACTCCCGCTCCATACATAGAGTAAATAGAAATGGCGGCAGACACTGGGTCGCGCCGCTCACCATAAGCAGGTCCACCAAATGGGTCCCCAATAGGATGGTCAAGCGACATCGTTTTGGTCATCGCTCTACTGAGATAGGTTTTTTCAAATTTCATTTTGTTTTCCTCGAAAATGGAAGCTCCGCTAATAAGTAGTACTCAAATTTCTCGTCTGACCAGGTTGGCTCAAAACCAATACGCTGCACAAATCGCTGCTCTAACTTGCGGCCATGCGCGACTCGTGTGGTTAAAAATCCATAGCGCTCAAACAGCGGCTTGATGAACTCTCGCGTGCGCGTGCGCAAGACCGTGCGCAGCCGGTGGTCGCTGACAATTGCAAAATGGATCTCTGAGCCTTTAAGAAGCGCCGTGCAAACGTGGACGCCGTTGATAAAACCAGGCGCCGCATCCCAAGATGCAAACGCCTCAACCTCTTCGGCCAAACTCGTGATCGGCCTCAGAAGCTCTTGTCGGTTCATTAGAAAGTGATTAAGTCTTTAAGGCCCGCGACGTTTGTGTTGAGCGCGTCTAACACTGCCATGCCAGACTGCAAGTTTTTAAGCTGAGTATTTGTGCCCGAGCTGATTGCACCCGCGTCTAAATCTGGATTCATCACCAAGTCGTTAATATTTTTGATCGCTTGGATATACAGGTCTGATGCACTGGCCGAAGTCTGCATAAGCTGCTTGAACTGCGCCTCAGTTGCGGCCAGACTGGTACGAGTAGTCGCATCGATTTGCTGCAACTGAATCTTGGTCTGGTTGTCTGCGCTGGCCATGGTCGCTTTGAAAGAGTTGTCCAGTTGCTGGATCACCAGCTTGTTCTGGGTCTCTGCCGATGCCAGGTTAGATTGCTGCTGGCGCTGGGCGTTGGCTTCGTTTTGACTGTTTTGCTGGGCTGCATTGAATTGGCTGTTTTGCAATCCGCTGGTTGCGTTGAACTTAGAGGTATCAGTTAAAGCCCCAGCATTGAATTGCGATGCCTGGTTTGCAGCTTGTTGATTTTGAAGCGCAGTTTGATTAGCAGCCGCCGTATTAAATTGTTGAGCTTGGTTTTGTGCAGAGGTATTGAATTGACCAGCTTGGTTAGCCGCGGTGGCATTGAACTCTCCGCTGCGCCCGTACATCGAGGCATCTTGCTGCGCGATAGGCAGCGCATTTTTCATCACCGCATCTTGCCCAGCTCCAACGGCCATGCTCGAGTTGATAAGCCCGCGCTGGTTCATCTGCTGCAGCGCACCAGTCTTGGCTTGCTGCATCAGCGGGGAGTCGGCCGCGATGACGCTGTTGATCTGCCCCTGCACCGTTTGGTTGGGGTCTATGTTCCATTTAGTCGGGTCATACGTACTCGCGCCATAAGAATTGGCAGCAGAGGACGTTGAGTCATAGGTAGAAGTTGTGGCCGGTGCGAACGCGCCATTAGCAGCGGTCGTGTTTGTTGCGACAGTTGGCGTTATAGAAGCAGTTGCCGCATTAGTTGCCAGGGTCTTTGTGGGATCGGGCGCAGCGATATCAAAAGGATTTGTGGTTGCCATTTCAACTCCAGAAATAGAAAAAGCCACTTAAAGAAGTGGCTTTTAGTTGGGCGTGGTAGCCCGTGAAAAAGATTTCATGACACAGCGCAAGCTTTGTCATCAAAGATTGCTTGGGGTTAGGCTAAGCAATCAAGCAAAAGGTCGAGCGCCATTTTTATCAATGATGAGCGCTTGCTTGCGGGCAAGCAGCTCGGCGGTATTGGGAACGCTGATGTGCGTCCAAGAATCAAACTCTCTAATGATCTGGTCATACGGCAAACCTGCTGCGATGATGGTTTTAACCACCTCGTTGGGCGCCATACCAGGGACGCGAAAATCGCAAGCTGCTCCGACCCGGTGCTGGCTCGAGTCCTTGCTTCCCACCGAATCATTCACGGCCTTAGAGCGATACCCTGAATTGATCATCACCGGCTTGCCTCCCAGCGCGATCTTGACGCTCTCCAGAAAAGTGGCCAGTCTGATGAGGTTAGCGCGCTCAGCCTCATTGGGGGTGTTATCAAACTCCCGGTGGCTAGTTACCGTTAGCTCTTCAAGTGTGAAGTGTTCTGTAAGATTCATTTTTTGGTCTTCATTGCAATAATGTTCTCGAGCGTCTTACCACCAAAGTAAGCTGACATGATCAGCATCCCCCACTGCCCCAACAAATTGACATACGCCTCATTGGCATTCATGCCAAAGGCTGACATCAAGGCAAAGAGGAAGTAACCGACAAAGATTGCGACAAGTGACAGCGGCCGGATGTTTTTGTTGAGCCACCCGTCGGTGTTGTTATCCGATTGCCAGCGAGCGGTGACGTTGGCCTGCTCAACGCGGTACTCTTCTAAGTTGAGTTCGGCCAGCTTTTGTGCTGCGGTCGGGTCACCGGCAATAGCCTTGGCGACTTCTTCCACCGTGTCGGTGACTCCGAACTTAGCGGCCAGCGCAGAGACGACGGCTCCACCAGCGGGGCCAGCTACCAAAGTAGCAATGCCAGGCGCTACATTTTTTAAGATATTGAGCAGTGAATCCATAGTTTTGTTTTTATTTCTTATCCGGCTTGGCTGTCTTAGCCGCTTGCTTAAAATTTTTAGTGGTTGGTGCGCCAGGCGTTCCTGGTTTACGCATTGCCTCGCCGATACCACTTTTGATTCTTTCGCGTTTAGCGGCGATGTTGGAATAAAGGCCAGGTTTCATTTGAGTTTCTCCAGACGTAAAAAAAACCGCTTAAAGCGGGGCGGTTATTTAGATTCTTTTAATTCCTGTTTCAATTTACGCAATTCTTTTATTTCTTTTTTTAATTGCGCTTTCATGTAAAGCGTTTCGATGTATGCCATTGATGTGACGCCAACAATAATACATAGTGCGGTACCGATCAGAACCCACCAGACAAGTTTTGTAGTGCCCACATGAACCATCCAAAAAATAATGAAATGAACACCACTGCAATACTTGCACTCATCAATTCAATTTGTCGGATTTCTTTTTGCTCTTGTCTCCAGCGTGCCAGCCTCGCTCTGCGCATCATCTCTGCTTTAGCCCATGTTTGCTCACGCTCGATCTGGCCATGCATTTTTAGAAATCTGCTGTACAAGTCCTTGAGTTCAAGGGGCGCGTAAACCATGGCCTCTCGGGTCTGTTCCATGAGTTTTTCAAGTTGCAATTCAATCAACGCTCGCTCGATCGCTTTTCTGCTGTTGTTTTGCGTTGGGTCGTAGTTTCTTTTGGACTCTTCTTCAAGCTCTTCGTAGAACGTATTGATTTGCTGCTGGGTATCGAAGAGGACTCCGATGTTTTCTCCAACGCTTTTGATGAGCTCGAGCTCAAGCTGTTCATAGGACTGCTGCTTAGCTGCGGTTGGTTTTGACTTAACAACTGCTTTTGCAAGAGGTTTTGAAACTTCATGCGAAGGTTTGGTAACAAAAAGACCAATGACCCAGTCAACGAATCCCCTAACCGCTTTAACATCTGCTATCGCTCCATTAATAGTTTTTTTGGCCGACTCCAACTGGATACGGCCAACGTGCAAGAAATCGCACCCCTGCTTGATTGCACTAACTGCAGTTTGTGCCAAAAGTAGGAGAGAAAAAGGGTCCACATTTAGATACCCAGCATCTTCTTAACAAACTCAGCAGCAACGCCGGGGCCAAACAGCACAGCCAGAATCACACCATACAAGATGTACTCAATGCGAGCCATCTTTTCTCTACCGTTATCTAAGCGCTCAGAGATAACTCGATACCGTTCTGAGCAAACGGCTTCGTGAACGGCAAAGTCTTTTTCTAGGTCAGACATTATTTATGCTGGGTAAATGGTTGGGCCATAAGCAACATCTAACCAAGTCAGATTATTTATTGACCTAGAAGTCCAATTGATGCCGTCAGTTGAAGTAGCGCATTTTGTTTGAGTTGCATGGGAATAACCCACTGCAACGTAGGTCCCGTTTCCAAATGCAAGTGATTTCCACTGGCCTTGAGGCATAGTTCTTTGAGTCCACGTTGAGCCATTAGGGCTGGTCGCAGCAAAAGTTGAATTGATGCCACCAATAGCAACAAATTGGTTATTTCCAAAAACAATGCCATTCCATGGAAAAGTTGGCATAAATCCAGCTGTCCAAGTTATTCCGTCTGTCGAGTAATTGTAGGAATCACCTCCCGCGGCAATTGCAACAAAACGCCCACCAGAACTACCTACACCGTAAGTAACATCAGACCAAGATGGATTGGTAGTCATTGTTCTATTGGTCCAAGTAACACCATCAGTACTTGTCATCGCTGCCGCGTTAGAGTTAGAAACAGAAACAAATCTTCCATTACCCGACCACGTAGCATTCCAACTGGCACCTAAAGTTACGGGGGTTCTTGTAGTCCAATTTATACCGTCAGTGCTACTCAAAGTGCCGTTGTTAACATCACCACCAACTGCCGCGTTAGCGGCAATCAAAACATACACCCCGTTATTTGCGTAACAACCCGTTATCCAAGCAGCCTGTATTGGAAGAGTTATTTGAGTCCAACTAATTCCATCGGAAGAGTAAGCTGCAATATTTGTACTTCTTTTAGCGGCAATAAATTTACCATTCGTACCGCCACCCCAAAATATACAATTCCACCCTCCCGCAGATGGCCAAGCACCCAACGTCCAAGTGCTGCCATTGTCATTTGAGTAAGCAGGGTTTGCGTTTGACAATGCAACGAAACGAGAAATTGCATTGCTTTTACCGCTCAGATTCGTTATTGCAATTTGCGCTGGGCTTGCTCCTACCCCTGCTAATGTCCGGACATTTGAGTCATTTAGTGAAACTACAGCAGTTGATGATTTTGTTAACTCAGTATTGATCTGAGAGAACGACATAGGATTTGCTGGTACTACTGGTAAGGTCATATATCAACCTTGTCGCGACTCAATACGGTCTAATCGTTCTAGCATTTCAGCTATGGCGGGAAATGCAAGAACTCCTAATTTTTCGTAATCAACTGCAAGCGTCCCATCTGGTTTTATACGCACGGCTTTTGGAAATACTTTTTGAACTTTTTGAGCAATGACACCAAAGTCTGATTTTTGAATAAAGTAGCCGTCCTCACCACCGTGCTCGGTAATGTAATCATCCGTCCAGTCAAAGTAGTCGGCACCTATTAATCGAACAATCTCAGATGCGTTTTTGATAGGTTTAATATTTTCTTTAAATTTAATGTCCGAGGTGTAATAAGCAGTGATGTTATTTGTTGCGCGAATTTCACCTGCAGTTGCTGAACCGGCTGTACCCACACCTAGTGAGTTAAATTGCACATTTGATGAAGTTGCAACAGCTTGACCAATACTTAGTGTTACTGCACCCGTTGCTCCAGAGACTGAAACTCCTGTCCCCGCTACAGCACTGGTAACGCCCGTATTGGCCAAGGTAATTGAACCTCCCCCGTTTGTTACTGAAACGCCTGTGCCCGCAGTCAGTGAGCTTCTTGTAAATCCTATTCCATTACCAATATCAATTTGCCCATTCGTTGGTGCTGTCGTTAATCCGTTACCGCCATTAGCGATTGGTAGAGCACCAGTAATAAGAGTTGTAGGTATTGAGCCTGTAGTTAAAGTTCCAACTCCAGTAACTCCGGTATATGAGCCAGACAATCTACCTGTCGGTAAGGTGCCTGAGTCTAAATCTGTTGCGGAGCCAGATGAAGCTACTGTTACAAGACCGAGGTTCGTGCGTGCTGATGAAGTAGAGACAACATCAGATAAATTATTCGCTGATGCTAAGTACCCTGAGCCTGACACATAGGCTGCAACCCAAGCGGCACCTGTATAAACCTTCATTGCCCCTGAACCGGAATTAAAGTACAACGATCCAGCCACTAATGGATTACCGTCGTTATCTACTGTTGGATCAGATGTTTTAGAGCCTAGATACCGATCATCGAAATTATCATAGGCACTTAATGTTGCGTCTCTCGCTGCTTCAGCAGCAGTCTGTGCATTACCAGCCGCTGTAGCTGATGCGGCCGCCGCAGTTGCGCTAGTAGAAGCATTACTTGCTTGAGTAGTCGCCGTGCTTGCACTACTAGTCGCACTGGTTGCTTGTGTACTAGCTGTCGTAGCGCTAGTCGAGGCATTGCTCGCTTGAGTGGTTGCCGTACCCGCAGAGGTCGATGCTGAAGCGGCCGAGGCGGCTGCGTTTGTAGCGCTTGTGCCCGCATTTGTTGCGCTTGTACCCGCGCTCGTCGATGAGGCCAAAGCACTTGTCTCCGAAGCTGCCGCATTAGTCGCACTTGTACCGGCACTTACAGATGACCCAGAGGCACTTGATGCCGAGCTTGCCGCATTCGTTGCACTTGTAGCAGCCGCCGTAGCAGATGTCGCCGCCGCTGTAGCACTTCCCAATATCCCATCAACATAAATCTTTGTTGCTGCATCTTGGTTGGTTGTCGGATCGCCCATTCCTGTGATCTTGCTCGTGCCCATCGCAATCGCGCCAGACATCGTGCCGCCAGACAAATTCAATTTCAACGCTAGGGCAGTATCAACCTGAGTGGTTGTATAAGCGTTACTGATGTTGTACCCAGCCAATGTTGTTGGATTAGTTCCAGCAGTGACCCGGCCGTAAGTGTCCACCGTCATTGATTGATAGGTTGCAGCGCTTACGCCAGTGGTAGCTAAGTCAATGTCGTTAGCGTTCACAACAATGCGGCTGCTTGATGCCGTTCCGACATCAATAGTGTTACCAGTTTTGGTTAAGCCCAAGCCGGCAGTGATCTGCCCTGCTCCTGAGAACTGTGTCCAAGTAATTGCTGTTGTTCCAAGCGTTCCACCGGCCGCAACCGTGCAGACATAACCGTTGTTTGCGTTAAGCGTGCCAACTTCAACAAACACAAACGCTGCAGGCAGTTCAGTCCAGGCATCCGCGTCAGTTGTGCGCGTCCAAGTGCTAGCCGCACACAAGTAAATTCCGTTGTTGGCCGTTGTGGTTTGGTCCTTGACCAGCACGCGGTCGCCAGCAACAACCGCAATACCGTCGATCGTCTGCGCACCTGATAAAGTGATGTTGGCCGTTGTCGCAACTCGGCAAGACGCCTTGGCATCTAAGCCTTGAGATACCGTATCGACATACGACTTAGTTGCAACATCCTGAGCTGCTGTCGGATCACCTACACCCGTAATTTTTGATGTACCCATTGCGATAGCGCCGGACATCGTGCCACCAGTCAAGCTCAATTTAAGCGCTAGACCCGTATCGGTGTAGTTTTTAGTTGCCGCGTCTTGAGCTAAGGTGGGTTCACCCAGGCCAGTAATTTTGGACGTGCCCATCGCAATAGCGCCGGACATGGTGATGGCCGCAAAGGTCGATGTGCCACTTGACACTACGTTGCCAGTCAAATTTCCCGCGACATTACCCGTCACATTGCCGGTCAGATTCCCTGTGACGTTACCCACAAGCGCGCCAGTGAACCCAGAGCTGGCGCTTAAGGTGGTAAATGCACCAGCGGCCGGCGTCGTGCCCCCAATAATTGTGTTGTTCATCACACCGCCAGCAATAGTGACCGAGCTTCCCAAAGTAGCTGCCCCGCTTGAGACGATTAACCCTGCAAACCTACCCGTTGAAGCCGTTGTTGCTCCTACAGGCGTGCTGTCAATTGAGCTAGATGTAATTGCTAGTGACTGCAAGGCAGCTGAAGCGGTCAGTGCCGTACCAGCAGAGTTAACCATCGCCACCTTATAGCCATTGCTCGCCAGCGTAGGTAGCAAGCTAAATCCCGTCGTAATCGATTCCAGCTCAAGGCGCAATGTCGCCGACGATCCTGGTGAGTTTGGGGTTGGGTACGTAGTGTGGTTGTAATAACTGTTGCTCATCGCAGTCCTCGACGCAAGGTGTAGTGAACGATGATGTTGTTCACTGTAAAAGAGGCAAAAAGATCAGAAACCGAAGAAATCCGAATAGCCATGTTTTCAGCAGTACCAGTAACCTCTATCTCAGATGGGCTTATGTCTGAGCCATCCCAAACAAAATTGTCCCAACTCATTTCATCCCAATAACTTGATCTCAAGTCGTTTTGGTATGAGGCATCATCGGGCTGGCTAAGTGCAAGAGTGCGGTACCCTAAGTCGTAGCCAAATTGAATCTCGGCATAGGAATTGCCGGTCAACTCAACGCTGGCTCTTCGATAGCGTTTTAAAATTCTGGGTGATTTGATGGAGTTGTAAACCAAATTGACGTTGGCCGGAATAGCGTCACCGTCAAAGCTGGTACCCAAATCCATTTGATACACAAAGCCATTAGTAGAACCAAAGAACTGAACAGTTCCGCCGTTGGGCGCTTCTGAGTCAACGCAACAATTGATTGCGTCGGTGAACTCAATAGGCATGCTGCCTATTAGATTTCCGTTTAAAACCGTCATGTACAAACCCGAGCCGTCAGAAAAAAATACGCGGTATTGGCCCTTATCCCGGTTGACAGTGCTTCCAATGGCTAGTTCCCTGCGCGTGGAAATAAACTTTTGAATGTTCATGGTCAGTGCGGCCGGCAAAAAGTTACCGAAGTTAAGAGTCGTTCCCAAACTCATAATGCCTCGGTCATCAAATACGTATGCTTGGTCCATGGTCTGGGCCGTGTAGGCATATGCTCCAGTGCCAGTGTTAAAACTGCTTAAGCTAAAGTTTGCTGAGCTGGTCCCGTAGAGCACACTCGTTTCGTTGCGGGTGTAAATAGCTAAAGCGCCACTAGACTGATCTCCAGGCAGCACAAGCAAATTAGTCACGGCCGCGTTCATCGCAATCTCGCCGGCACCTAAAAGCGGTGTCCACTGGTACGGATAGCCCAAACCAGAAAATTGAACCGAAGCACCAAAGCTTAAAAACAAATGCTGTTTGTGAAACGCTAAATGATTGGGCGTGTCTACAGTCATGCCCGTTTTAATTGGCACAAACGTCGTGCCATCAAACTCAAATGCGCGGTTAACGCCGTCGCACCCATAAAGCTTGTAGTTGGCCGTGCCGCCACCAAAGTTAGCAACCACCGTCTCGTAACGCCCACCTGTGGTGAGAGTTATTTGCGTGGCCGCACCGCCCGCTTTAGCTTTTACCGCGGCCGCAACTGTTAAGTTCTCGCCACTTGTAAAAACGCCAGTAGTGGAAGAAAGAATTAATCTTCCGGCCGCAGTGCCCGCAGCAAAAGTGCCGGACTCCAGAACAACGCGGGCCACGATACCCGTTGCCGCACTGCTAGCCCCAGTGACCGTGTTCCCATCTGCGATCGCGGCCGTACCCGTGTTAAATATCAGCTCTTTTCCAAGCGTGACAGCTGTCCAGCCGCTCGATGTTGATTTGTACATCGACGTTGAGCGCCAAGCGTACACAGTTCCAGAATAGTAAGCCACGCCCAAAACCGATCCCGCTCCAGGCACTTCGGAAATGTCATTTCGATACACGTCGGCTGCAGCGTTCTTGTAGGTCGCATCTGTGTACCCATCAGCCGCTAGACCTTGAATTGAAGTGAGCGTTGCAACTGGCAAACCCCCCACGTTTAAAGTCTCGGCAGCTACAAAAGTTCCGGTCTCTTTCGTAATCACAATCGTGGTCGAAGTAACCGCAATGACGTAACCCGTAGCCGCTGATGTAACCCCTGTAATTGTGTTTCCAACAGCGACAGTGCCGGTTATGACGCAAACAAAGACGTTATACCCCGCACCCGATGGACTTGGATGCCCGTCAAATCTTTCGTACCCAGCTATTCTTGAATACCCTCCGTTAATGCTGCATTCAAAATTTGCTGCACGTCGCGCTACACCAGGAGGCAGTGACAGCGTTGGAGTAATTTGGTCTAGACCGCCACTTAGTCTAATTAGGTCATAGTTAACGGGGACGGCTTTAAACATACGTTATGCCAAGGGAGGTCCACTGATGATGGTTGGAAGCTGGTCAATGTTGATTCGCTCCATAAGGCGCTTGAATTCAAATTCAGCGCGCTGATACACCTCTGGCGCAGACTCATAGCCTGCGTAGTAGTACATCGCCCTGTAGACAATCGCCATGTGGTAATTCACAGGCAGTACCGGCGTGTCCGCGTCCGCTGACAACTCCACCGGCAAGATGTAGTACTCACCATCGATGACATACGCCTGGTCAGGGATCGAGCCTAATCCCAGCCGCTTTTCTGGATCGATGGTCACCACCACCGGCCGTGCATAAGTCGTGCGCATGTTGCCGTACATGTACAGATTCCTAAACGTCGCGTAGTCCATGTAATTCATCAACTGCTCGTCGGCATAGTTTTGCCCAACTGAGCTGCACCTAAAACTATCCCTCTTCCAATTGGCAAACGTAGTGCCAATCCCCGCTTGTGTAGCGGTGTAAAACTGCTGCTGCGTTGTGCAAGTAAACGTGACCGGTTCACGCATAAAAAGCCAGTCCTCTTTGCTTGTCTGGATATCAACCCAGGCTGACGTTACCCAGCTTGCCACGCGAGCGGCTTCTCCAGTGAGGCTCTGCGCAGTTATAAGCGCCGCTCCCGAGATGCCGCACTCAATACGAGTGCGGTTAACAAGCTGAAGATAGTTCATGCAGGCTCAGCTAACACATGCTGCAACCACGCGCGCCCGCGAGGGTTGGTGTCCTCAACCAGGTCAAAGGGGTAGCAAAGTCCATGGCGTGCAACCATGTCAATCTGGTCTGGTGCAGATGCGTTGCGCGTGATCTGTGAGTACTTGGTCTCCTTCATGCGAGCCAGCACTTCAACATACTTACGGCGAACCGAGGTGGGATAACCGCGAATGATCGGCTGGTTGGTGCCGTTCACATTAACAATCACTTGGGGTGACTGATTCTCATCAGTCGTTGAATGCACCGTGATAGTGACGAGCTCATTCATAAATGACTCTTCACTTGCCAGGGCGCTGAAATCTTTTGTCTCTGTCAAAGTCTCGATGACTGGTGCATCATCAGTAATCTCAATACCTTTTACAGCTTCTTTTCTTACCATGCGTTTCTCCGGTTGATTAATAAAAAAAGGGCCGCATAAAGCGACCCTTTGAAAATCTCCTGATAAAGGAGAAAGGCAACAATTACAGTGCTGAACCAGGCATGTCCATGCAATCGTAGAACTCGTCCGTAATGCCTGATGCGCTGAGGTCGGTAGTGGCTGGGGTGAACGTGGCAGCAGAGCTGGTGGTCACCTTAATCAAGCCGACCAAGGTTGTGTTGGCTGTTGACTGCGAAGGCACTGGGCAAGGATCGCCAGAGGCAACGATTGGACCTTGTGTAGTCGTCACGGTGCCGGAGGTGTTTATCCAAACAGCGAACAAACAAGCCTGGCTTGCTGCTAAGGCAGTGCCTGTGCTGAAGGCCAAGTTGTCGGTAGCAGCTTTAGACTTAAAAACACCGTTGTTGGTAAAAGTCAAGGTGTTGACAGTTTTGAAAGTGCCACTGTTAGTACCTTCAGCTAAGCCGGCCGCGGTAAGCGAGAGATAGCCACTATTGGCTTGTTCAATGTTGTATGACATTTTGAGATTTCCTTTAAAAAGATTACGAAACCGTTGCTGAGAACGGTGTGGCTTCTGTGCCAGTGGCAGCGGTGAAAACGCTCACGCCAAAGGTGCCAGCAATCATGTCGATGATCTCAATGTGATCGCCGATGATGCCGCCTGTGGTGGTGCCGTTAAGCGTGATGGTGTCGCTACTAGCGGCCGTGGCGTAACCCAAGACCGTTGCCGATCCATCACTGACCACGAACGCCCGGCCAGTCAACACGTCGGTGGCGTTAGCCACCTTGATGGTTGTCGAGTTAGACGTTACGGTTGCGCCAATAACGAAGCGATAGATCGAACCCGTGCCAGTTGCGTTAGGCAGCGTTACCGCGCACCCCGCGACAGCATTGATCACGATCGTGCGTCCTGCGTGCACATCCTTTGTGCAAGTAAGCGTTGAGCCGGTAGCGCTGATGGGCGTTGTAGAAAGCACTGCGCCGTCTACATTGCCCGGCAGAACACCGTTATTTAAGAGGCCATGAAAAACTGGATTACTCATGGTGATCCCCTCACAGAGCTGTCACGCCGGCTTCGATACGTGCCATGAAGGCATCGTTCAAACGCACAGTGGCAAACCAAGTGCTGGCGCCGACATAACCGAACTGACCCAAAGGGTTGGCGTGGTTGGTTTGACTCGCTTTAAGCACAATCGGTTTGATCGCCGACATGCCTTTAAGCGCAACTTGTCCCCAGCAGTCTTCACCAATGATGATGAAGGGATACACGTCAACGCTTGTGCCGCCTACGGACAACATGCCGCTCGAGCCAACGCTTGCACCGGCCGCTGCAAAAGACTTGAGCAGTGGTGAGGAGATGAAGCGAAAGTCCTCGCAGTTACCAACTTCACGGTCATGGATTGGTTTGAATGAACCGTACTCTTCCACTTTGGTAAAGCCAGGCAAGTTGCGAATATCAGACACCGCATCTGTGTGAACAAACACAATGTATGAAGGCTGCACAGCGCGTGTACCGAAGTTCACACCGGGGGCCAAGCGTGAAGTCACGCGGCGAGCACGGTTAGATTCCAAGGTACGAGCGGCTTTGCGCAGTGCGTTCAAGTTCACGGCCGTGTTCACAGCAGCGCGGCTAGAGCCGTTAGCGTAGATCACAGTAGAGCCGGCCTTCAACACACCGTAGCGAACCATCTCCATCACTTCGGCCAAGGTCTCGCCCGTGAGCTTGACCATCTCGCCTGGGATGTCGTCTTCGTACAGTTGCTCAACCTTAGAGCTGTACTTGAACAGTACGCCATATTGCTGAAGTTGCACGGTGACGTCTTGGAACGAAATCGTATTGGAGTTTGGCGTTACACCCTCAGCCAATACAAAGTTGCTTGCAGTGATATCAGGCGTACCAACATATCGAGATGTGTTCTCAATCGTTGTGCCAGCGGTTGAAGCGCCAAAAGGCAAAGTACGACGGAACACAAGAGTGTCTGTCGAGTTTTGCGGCATCTCGCGCTGCGTTCCAAAGTCACCAAGAACGGTGATTGGTTGGGCGTGCTCAAGCATGCCTTGTGCTGCGCGAATTAGATTTCGCGATGCAACGGTGCCATAGTTTTGAATGGACATGGTGAATATTCCTTAAATGTTTAAATTTCAATAACCACGCTGCGCTTTGGTTTTTTCGCGCTTTGTGGCTTCGTAGTTCCAGAGTTCTTCCGGTGAGAGGTCATCCAATGTCTTGGGCGGCGCCACTTGTCCCGGTCGAGTTACCGCGGCAGCAGCTAGTCGTGCTCCGCGTTCTTGCTTGATTTCTGATGCAGGCTTTGCTTTTGCAATTTGGAACATGTCCAACATGCGAATTGCATCCTTGGCCGCGGGTGAGCCAGCTAAAGCGCGGGTCTCGGGTGTTTGCACTGAAAACCAATTGGCAAACTCGGGCGTGTTAACCGTCGTCTCCCAGTCCTCGTACTTTCCCTCGATGCGGGCTTTCTCTAACTCGCGCGCCATCTCCTGTCTGGACTCAGAGACTTGCTGCTGCACATACCCAGCCACCTGTTCAGGCGTTAGGTTTGACTGCTGCGAGACCCCGGCCATCTTGGCGGTGACGTACTCTTCCATGGCCCCTGCCCACTCAGGAAAATCTTCCTTGAGCTGATCCCATTTCTCAGGGTTGGCCGTTGCGGTAACGATCTGCTTTTGCGATGGCGCGTCAGCGACTTGCGTTGCAGCTCGGCGGGCCAACTCAGCGTCTCGTTGCATCGCCGCGACACGACCCTCTGTCGTTTTTACGTGATGCAGCAACTGAGCGTTTGCTTGTGCCAGCTCATCAATCTGAGCAAGTTTTGCTCTGACCGTGTCTGACAACCCAGCAAGTGGGTCTACCGGCTCAACACTCGCGGGCTCTTGGTCGGGACTTGGCGAAGCTTCTTCCGCAACAACGATCTCTTCTTGTGCGGGTGACGCATCACCGGCTTCGAGAATCGCTGCTTCCTCGTTCCACAGCTCTTGCATGTTTTCTTGGTTTTCTTCCACTTTTTAAACGCCCATAAAAAAACCGCCTCGAGGGCGGTTTGGCTAACAAAGCTGAATGGGATCAATCGTCCGGTTCAGCAGCTACACCCCGAGTTGCTTGGTTAGGCAAGTCGAGAATTCTTTTAAGCACTTTGATCTCACCGCGAAGCGCGGCGGTCTGGTTATCTGTGAGGTCTGCGTCGTTTTTAAGACGCGCTTTTTCTAACTCAATTTCAGTCCAGCGGCGTAGCTGATGCCAACCAGGGGCGCTGAAATCAAACATAAAAAAAGGGCATAGGTGCCCGTGGCTGATATTGTGCGGAATTGATAGACATAAGTCAATGACTCTCTTTTTCCTTGAAGTCGTAAAACCAATCGTCACCTGCAGCCCATTTGCGAGAACCATCAACCGACCACAAATGTTTAGCAGCTTGAAAATCAGGAAACTTTGTCTCAACTGGAATCAAACTTTGGTCGTACCAGAGACATCTGTTATTTGGTTGCGCTGCAAATTGTCCGTTCTCAAGTCGAATAAAGTTGAATGACTTGTGCTCTTCGGCTTGCTCTGTGAATCCCGTATCCAAGTCCATGCCGTCCGCACAAAAATCAACCGTAAATAAATACTGACCAAAATGCCACTGCCGGTCTTTACCAAGAAACTTCACCCCCAAATTACGCAAAACTATTTTTTCAACAATCGTGAACCTGTACCCCATACAGTCCCAAAGCTGAAGAACGTCAATAGGCAAATCACCCACAGCGTCTTTCCAAACATAAGCATGCAGTGGCAACTTGTCATATAGGGCCCCGTAGTTGGGCAACAAACTCTCAATCCTGAACACCTGGCCGCGCAGTGCTTTCAGAGACACCCACACGGCCGGCTCCAGCTCGCCGTGCCCACTCTCGCCGTTGTACAAAAACTCTCTTTTGACAAAACACTGGATAGGCGGCAAGGACGCAACTAAAAAACTCATTCCAAAAACCTTAACTTGTAGAGCGTTGCTTGATAAAGCGAGACCGCCTCATCAATTAAATTGTGAAGAGCTGTCTCACTTCTTGCACAAATTTGTTCACGGTTGTCTTCAATCCAAGCCATTTGCTGCTCAAGCACATCTGCAATTTCTCCAGCATATTCGTTCTCCAGTAATGGGATATCCAGCAATTCGTTATAGCGACCTTGACAGGCTTCAGCAAAAGAATCTGCCCGCTCCACAATGCTTTCGTAAAAAGTACCTAATGCCATGTGCGCAGCAAAGCTGCCCGGGCCTGTGGCTTTCAAATGCGCTCGATGCGCCATATCGCGCGCTAGGAATAACAGCGCGACGTAATGACCAGCCTCTTTCATCAGTAGGCTTTTTTATCAAACATTGCTTTGACGGCCACCACAACGCTGATCGTTGAGCTAGTGCCGCCAGTGGTGACCGCGCGAATGTAGCCAGGGTTCTCCGTTACTTTGCGTATGCCAGCCGCAGTGAACGATGTGTTCGTGCCAATCCAGGCATTAAGCGTTGCCCAGTTGGTTCCATCGTTTGATCCCTGCAGCACCGCCGTAGCACTCCCGAACGTACCCGAGACTTGCACGGTCAGGTCAGCCGCATAAGGCAGTGGGAACGCTGTCCCCGTGTCCGCATCGGCAAGCGCCCAAGTCACAAGAACCGCGCCGTTTAAGCTGTTTCTATCTGTAGTCGCATTTACGCTAGCCATGGTGAATTTCCTTTATTTGGGTGGTTTTTAAATGCCTGATCCAGCGACCAGCTTCAAGCGCTGCTCCGCAGCGAAGAGCTCCTTCTTACCGCGCTCTTTAATCGCCGTGTCGGCCAGCTTGGCCTTGATTTGTTCCAGCGTCATGTTCTGGTTGTTAGAGAGCTTGAGCATTTCGATCTCTCTAGTCATCTGCAACTCAGCCATGCGCATCTGCGCTTGCTGCTGAGCGATTTGCTGGCGCGTTTGAAGCTCCATCATGTCACTCTGGTTTTGCACCTTCGCCTGCTCCATCGTGGCCTGCGCCCTGATCTGAGCTGCCATAAGTCGTGGATCTTGCTGCTGCCCTTGCTGGGCGGCTTGCTTTTGCTGCTCTTTGATCTGATCGATCTCCTCGTCCGACTTAAACACCTCTGCCGGATCGATGTGCTGCGCTTGCAACGCTTTCTCAAACAGCTTCTTAGTATCCAAATACATGCCGTAAATTGGATTGGATCCCGCTGCTAATAAATTCAAAAAGCTCTGGTTCTGGATGTCACGTATCAGAAGCGCGCTTGAGCCCCGCGCATCAATGGTGAAGTCGCCTTTGACTTCCTCATCCTCGTTGTACATCATGTTGTAGTCGTAGTAACGTTTGATGTGAGGCTTGGTAACCATGTCATCGAACTGCTTGACTAGCCGGCGCAACACAACATTACTGTTGTTCATCAATAGCTGCATGCCGCCCACCGTGTCCGGTGCGCTGCCCTTCTCACCCTGCATGAGCATGGGCACTCCCGTCTCCTGGTCAGCAAGTTCTGCCGCCATCTTGATGATGGCTGAGAGTTCAGCTTGGTGAGAGTTGAACTCGAACGTCGTGAAGGCTTTGCGCACATCGTCCACGTCATCACTCGCATACCAAATCTTGCGGCTACTAAGCTGCCACTGCTTATCTGCCGGTTGAATAGTGCCCGCCTTGATCACAATCTGCGGCCCACTCGATACACCCGCGTTATCCATCATTTGGCGCCACGCCGCATTTAAAACCTTCTGCTGCGCACGCATCAAATACGG